AAGAATCCACCAGAAGCACCCGAACCAAAGCAAAGGAAGCAGAAAGAAAAACTAGTAAAGATTAAGCGAGCAGTTAAGCCCAAGTCTTACTTCAAAGAACAGCAGGGACCGAAACCTTTAGAAAATCTAAGTGCTTTCTTAGGTGGTAAAGTAAAGAGTGCCTTTGGTCGTGCTGCTGATGCCAGAAGAATGGCAAATGAGGCTGGAATGCCTAAGCAGAAGAAAGGATTCTATGTTACTAGAGCATTAGGTCTTGAGTTTGGTGGTGATAAAATTGCTAGAACCAGGGGAACATTTTCGAGATCACCTGACGCTACTTTAGATCCATCTCTCACTAAACAGCAGAGATATATGGAGGGGATGTTTGGATCTAGAACCATACGTCCAGGAAAAACAGTTGATAACAATGTAGAAAAATTAGAAGATGCTCTTAGTAAATTAGAAAATACTTTAAGAGAGACTGTAAAGACGAAAGAAAATACTCCAGAGTCTGAAGTTTCTTCATTAGAAAAGACTGTTAATGAGTTACGTGATGCTCTTATCAAAAACAATAAGGCACAGAAAGATATTGTAAGAGTAAAAACAGAACAGTTAGAATTAGATTATGAAGTTGCCAATCATAAAGAAATGGCAGCGAAAGAATCTGAGATGGAAAAGGGTGAAGATCTTAGTGACTTTGTTGATGGAGTGCCTGAGAAAAAAGAAGAGAAGGAAGAAGAAGGTGGGGGTGGACTTGACATTGGCGACATGTTCGACAAGTTCAGGAAAAGTAAGTGGTTGAAGAGACTGAAAAATCCTAAACGTCTTGCCAGAACACTCTTTAGATATGGTAGACGATTTATATTCAAACCACTCAAGGCAGCAGCAACTAAAGTTGCTGGCGTGGTTTCTGGCGCTGCTGCTACCACTGCTGCCATTGTTGGTGGCGTAGGTCTTGCTGCCTCTGGTCTGGGTGAAGGATTCTTTCAACTCACTAAGAAGGGTGGTGCTGGAGAAAAGACAAGAGATGCTCTAAAGAAAAAGGGAGAAGAGATTGGTGGTCCATTAGGTTCTCTTATTGGAGGAGTTGGAAACCTAGCAGGATTCTCTACCGAAGCAACCAAGGTAACAGGTAATGCTCTTGATGCTATCGGTGCTCCATTTAGATATGCTATTGAAGGCATTCGTTATCCATTCCTGAATGAAGAGGACAGAGAAAAGCAAGCGGATAATCTCGCCAAGTTTGACGCTAGAATCCGAGAGTACAGTCGTGGGTGGATGAATCGTATTGATTTCATGAACGTCGTTCCTGATGAGAAGGGTGGGTTCGGCAACATTTATGGAAATGATGATGCTCAAAAAGAGATGATGGAAAAGATGTCTGAGGGTGGAACTATTCCTGAGCCAAAGTTCCAGGGTATCAGTGGTGCTAGATTGACGGGTGATCTCGGACAGGGTGTTAAGGCAATGGTTGGCGAAGCAGGACCAGAAATGGTGATGAGAGCGGGCATGAATCCACTACAATCTCTTGCTCCCATGATCAGTGCTGTGAGAGAAATCACGAAGAGAGTAGGACCCTGGGGTGATCCTATCGAGACGTATGTACAGCAAGTGACTGGTCCTTTAGCAAAACAATTAAAGTTACCAGTCATTCCTACTAATGTTGACATTGGTGAAGGAGATATTACACCGAAAGATACTGGTGATAGAAAAATCTTGGGTAAAAAACAAAACATTTTTCAAAAAATGTTAGGTTCTTTATTTGGTGGAGCAGCACAAGCAAAAGGCATGGGTCTTGGTATGAATATCACTCCTAATATGGGTGGCGGTGATGGTAAAACTACTGCTGGTGCTGTTTATGATTACCTATTATCAAAAGGCATGAGTGAAAATCATGCTAAAGGTATCACTGCTAACATCAGTAGAGAGTCTGGTTTTAAATTAGGAGCACATAATCCTAATGATCCAGGCGCTGGTTCGTTTGGATTATTCCAATGGAATGGTGGTAGAGCACAGAATATGATGGCAGCAGTTCCTGACTGGCAGACAAATTGGAAGGGACAGATTGACTATGCTCTCGGTGAAGATCATGGTCCTAGATATCTCTCTAGTACATTCCCAACGGCAGGAGCAGCAGCATATGATTGGATGAAGTATTGGGAAAGACCCGCTGAATATGTTCAAGCAAAGTATACCCCCGCCGCTTATGAAGGTATGATTCAAAAGATGAATTTAACTAGGGGTATGAGTCAGCAACAAACTCCCGATGCTCCAGTCGTAGAAGCACCCGAGACTACACTACCCACGCCACAACATCAGGGTCCAGTCATCCCAGCACCACAAAGACCAGAGGCACCAGCGACTCCAGCACCCGCTCCTCCGCCTCCAATGGCACCAGCATCCAGTCCCATCCTTACCTTACCCATTACTCCCCCGCCTGTCCCACAGCAGCAGCAGGAGCAATCTCTGTTTATGCCACAGTCTAAAACCGAAGATCCATTTGAACGATGGAGAAAACTTCGTCTAGCTACGAACTAAATACAATTAAGTAGGTATCTTGTATGGCACACGGATTTAATTCGTATCAACAACCAACTTATGGCAATCTTTCTTCTTATATTGGGGGGAAGGTTAAAGATTCTTTTGCCATGGCGGCAGACGAAAGACGTGCTAGAGATGAAGAAGTCAAGACTCTCCAAGCAAAAGAAGAAAGGACAGAAGAAGAAACGGAGAGACTAAATTTTTTAACCAAACAACAGGGGAGAAAGAAAGGATCTTTCTTCGGTAAAGCTTTATCTGCTCAGTTTGGTGGAGATAAATTACGTAGAACACAAGGATATTTTAAAAAAAATCCTGACGATACACAAGATCCATCACTCACAAAAGAACAAAGATTTTCTGCTTTATTAAATAGAGCAGAAATACCAGACGCTCCACTACCACCACCACCCGATGATCTTGACCCCATGGATTATGGGGATGGTAATGCTCAAGCGCCTGTACCTCAGCAATCATTGTTAGATAAGTTACTGTCTCACATTAAATCTTCTTACGAAAGAATTGGCGCTAAAGTATCAGCATTACAGTCAGCAGAATCAAAAACATCTGCTGTAAAAGAGAAAGATAATACAACACTTGCTAAGATTACATCCACACTTGATAGCATCAAACAATACTTCAATAAAGATAATCAACTTAAAATTGAAGAAAATAATATCGAGAAACAAAAACTTTCTATAGAAAGGGATGGTCTTGATGATGCCAAGGCAGCTAGAGCAGAAGCAAACTTAGAGAAGGGGGAGGACTTAAGTACATTTGGAGATGTAGAACCAGCTAAAGAGGGTAAAAGTATATTCAAGACTCTAACAGATGGGGTTGGAAACCTTTTTAAAATGTTTGGCAAGAAGAAATCCAAAGGTGTTATGCCACAGTCTAAGGCATATAGTAATCCCATTGGACCACAACCAATGAATTCTTCTACACCATGGGCAGCAAAAGGTGCTGGTGATCGTGGTGGTATGTTTGGTAATATGGGTTTCACTCCCAGACTACCTGCCACAAAATTATCCGAGGGTGGTATTGTTGACAACCCCACGATAACTAAGTTAAATCCAGGTGATTCAGTCATTCCCTTGAATAGAAACAATGCTCTTGCCCAATCTTTTAAGGCAGCAGGACCAGTGGTAGGTGCTGATATAGCACAACCAATGGCAGAGATTATTCAATTACCAACCAAGGTTGGTGGTGGGTTATTAGTTGGATTGATGTCTAAAGTGACAGAAAAACTTGGCGGATTATCTACGATATTAAAACCTGCTATTGAACGTGTTGCCCAACCTATAGTAAAAATGTTTGGGTTACCAGCAACTGTTGTCTCTGCTATGTTTGGTGGAGCACCAGCAGCAGCGGCTACTATGGATCTAGATTTTGATCTATCAAAGTTCTTTGATCCCAAGTCAGAATCAACACAACCAACACAACCGTCTGGTGGTCCTGGTGGTCCAGCAGCAGCACCTAATTTATCAGGAACTAGTGTTGTTAATGAAGTAACAGGAGACGGATTGTTATTATCTGCTGCTCAAGGTGGTCATGCTGAAGTTGGTGTTACTAGTGGATTTGGACCTCGTAGTTCTCCTGGTGGTGTTGGTTCAACTAACCATCAGGGTGTAGACATTGGAACCAGTGGACAGAAAGGATATAAGGTTGCTTTCAAACGTGGAGGAACTGTTACTCATGCTGGCACTGCTGGAGGATTTGGCAACCTAGTTATCATTAAAGATGAAGATGGTACTGAGTATTACTTTGGACACCTCGCTAATATTAACCCAGACATCAGGGTTGGTGCTGAGTACACTGGTCAAACTATTGGCGAGATTGGTAACACTGGCACAGGAACTGGAGAACATTTACACTTCGAGAAGCATCCCAATGGTGGTGCTGCTGTTAATCCTATCAATGACATCGGTCTGCTATCTATTGGTAAGGAAACACGAAGTCTACCTGCCAATGATGCTCCACAAATTGATCTTGCTGGTCTCAATAAACCAGACTCTCCCGACACTACAGTTAATATAGATACTTCACAGTTACAACAAACATCTCCTGCTCTTGCTCAAATTGTACAGATGAATCAGCAGATGGCACAGAAACAAGAGAGACCTGTTTTATCTACTCCTGGGTTATCTGGGTTGACTGTTAGGGATCCTTCTGACATCGATTTCTCTTATGCTTTCCAATTCTAATGGCAAATACAAACGTAAATTCTATTGAAATTAAAGAAGTATTTTTTTATGACGTGAGAGGTGGTAAGCATGATCTCACATCAGCTGCTACTGGATTTTTTTATTATGAAAGTATATTTAAACCTTTTGTGTCTGGTGTTATAAACATTGCTGACTCTGGTAGTAACTTCATCGGAACATTGCCAATTCAAGGTGGGGAAAGAGTCACTATCAAGATCAAAGATGTGTTTGATGATGAGTATGAGTTTGATCTACATGTATGGAAAATATACAACAGAACGTTCACTAAAAATTTACAAACATATAATTTGGCATTGATATCTAAAGAAGCGTTGTTTAATGAGGGTGTTAGATTAACTGAGATCTTAAAGGGGACGCCTGATGCTATCGTAAAGAAAATTTTAACAAATTATTTGAACACCGAGAAAGAAGTTAACGTAGAAAACTGTAAGTATCAAGTTAACTTCTTCCCCAATGGCAAGAAGGCACACAGTATCATACAAAGTTTGGCACAGAAATCTGTACCGAACTCATCATCTTCAACAAAAGGTAACGCCGATAAAACTACAGCAGCAGCGAAGACAGGACTCTCTGGTGACACAAAGAAAGCATCGGGGACAGCTGGATACTTATTCTTTGAAAACAGGGATGGATTTAACTTCAGATCTATTGACTATTACTACAGTACAGGTGCTGATAAATTTGGCGGCACAGAAGAAGTAGCAACGTATGAAGTCAAACCAAACCAAGACAATCCCGATCGTTATACTATAGAAAATTATGGATTTACTAATGAAATTGACATCATCGAACAGATGAGAAATGGAACTTACTCCAGTCATTTAGTATCCTATAATTACTCGACAGGTTTCTATGAAGAGTACAGATATAATTTACAAGAAAATTACGATAGCATGGCACACCTAGGTAGTCAAGCACAACTAGGTAAAATGCAGAAGGAGTTGTCAATCAATCCTAGTAGAGTCATGACAGTTTTAATTGATCATGAGACATGGCATGATGAAGAGACGCCAGGATCAACGGAGCAGAGAGATAATCCTGATGGCAACGGATCAAATTATCCAGACTATCAGAAACATTGGCTCGCCCAGAGTATTGCTAGAAGATATTTCATGGAGAATCAGAAACTGGAGATAGAAATTCCTGGAAACATGGAGTTATCAGTTGGCGATAAGATTGAAGTCAAACTACCAAATATGGCAGCAGAAACTGTCAGACAAACAGAAAGATATGACTTGGAAAATAGCGGTACGTACTTGATTGCTTCTCTATCACATAACAATGTCTTCCTAAATAGTAGCATGTGTACTACTAGACTTGAATTGATAAGGGATATTTACGGCATGAAAGATTACTCAAGCAATGTAAAGTGATATGGATCCAGCAGTATCTTCACTCTTTCCCATACATCAGATTGGTGCTGACGGATTCTCTTGGTGGGTCGGTCAGATTGAAACTGAAAAGCATGGCGATCCAAAAAAGTCTGGTAGATATCGTGTACGTATTGTAGGTCAGCATCTAAAAGACTGTGATGCTACTACCACGGAACAGTTGCCGTGGGCAAATGTAATGATGCCTGTTACCACACCTTTCAGTGATGGTGGTGCTACTGGAGCTACAGTAGACCTAAGACAGGGTAATTGGGTTGTAGGATTCTACTTAGACAATGACAAACAAAAACCTATCATCATGGGATCCATCGGTCATACAGCTGGTGCTACCCAACGATCCAATGTTCAATCCGATCCTAATCCTGGGGAGACATGTAAATCTTTTAGTACGTTTTTACAGGAGTCAAATCCATCTCTCCATAAACCACTGGGATCGAAAGAGAAGAGGAATGGTGACCAACCAGCAAGTAGCACCACCGCCGAGGACACTGGAGTTACTTCTGTGGGGGAAGCAGGGCAGATAGCAGCTGCTGTTCCTGGTCAAATGCCACCAGCATTCTATGGATTGTTTGCTGAAGCATCTACCACAAATCCGACAGGAAATAAAGTATGTGTAGAAATTGCTAACCCCAACTGTGGATCTGAAAATGATTTAAAGGGTGGACTCACCACAATCATTGGCGAGATGCTCAAGGCGACACAACAATCTGGTGGAAACTTGGGGTCGTTTTACGTTAGTAAAATCAATGGAGAACTAAACAACTACATTGATCATGGCATGGAATATGTCAACAAAGCAGTTAGATTAGTAAAAAGTTTTATTGCTAGAGTTAAAGGCGAGATTGTAAAATTAATTCGGGAAGGTGTTGACCAGTTAGTACAACTCATTCTGTATGAAGAAGTAGCAGCAGAAACTGTTGAGAAAGCAGTTGCCAAAGCAAAAACGTCGGAGATTGATAATGTTTCAGAAGCAGAAGAACCTGCCACTAAAACACAGTCTAGACTCAAACCAATTCTAGATGCCATCAATGATGTACTAGATGATCTTGGATGTTCTATGGCAGACCTGACTGATCGTCTTGCCAGGTGGTTGACTGATCTTCTTTTAGGTTATTTGATGGATGCTTTCTCCAATGCTGCTTGCTTAGTTGATAGCGTTGTCAATGGTATCCTCAATCAAATCTTAGCGTTTATTGAAAGTTTGATCGGTAATGTTCTTGGTCCATTACAACAACTCTTACAACTATTAGCATCACCATTAGATATTATTGGTAACGCTATTAACAAAGTATTAAATCTGCTTGGAATTTCTTGTGATGGTCCAGCAGCAAAGTGTGAGGAGTTTTTGAAAGAGTGTACTGATTGTGGAGTTGGTGAAACTGAAGATTGGTTGGACAAGTTGATTGATGATATTGAAAGTGGAAATCTCGATAACACAACATATGTTTGTGATGAGGCAAAGAATACCAGTGCCAAAGATTCTTTACCTCCAACCAACATTATTTTTATTGGTGGAACATTCCCACCTGGAGATCCAACGGATGATGGTATACCAACAGACATTTTTGTCTCTTATTCCTTCAATGATATTGAAGTTACTGAGGGAGAGCAAGCAGTATTTACAATCACTAGAGGTGGTAACGTATCGAGTGCTTCCAGTATTACATTCACTATCCTCGGCGGAACTGCTGAAGAAGGTGTAGATTATGATAAAATTTACTCTGGAAGTTCTGTAGGTTTTGCTCCTGGGTCAACCGAAAGAACTATTGAGTTTGAGACATACAAAGATACACAAACCGAAGGACCAGAAACATTCTTCATTAAGATTGAAGAAAATGTTACACCTGAAGGACTAATTGCTACTTTTCCTGGTGGCAATGTTAAGAAGTGTACGATCGACGATTTTTCCAGCGAAGATCTATCACCACCACCTAATTTACCACCAGACAGTCCATATGTTCCACCAGTATTAGTCACTGTAACACCTGTACAAACTACTCCTATTCTTGGAACTACATTTGTTCCAGAAGATGTACAAACTATCTCTATCACTACAGATAAAACATTCTATAGTGAGGGGGAGACTATTAGATATACTGTAGATTCTTCGGGTTATCCACCTGGCACAGTGTTTACATATACTATTGAAGGTGATGTGAATGAAGATGATATTGAAGGTGGTCTGACAGGATCATTTACTATTGGATCTACTGGAGCATCAGCATTTTCTAGAGAGATTTTAGTGAATGAAGATGTTGAGGATGATGTAGATCCTTTAGAATCTATTACATTATTTGTTGATGGCACTCAAGCATATGCCAACGCTTTCATTCTTGCTGGAGATGATGCTGACAATACACAAATTCGTTGGTCTGTGTCAAGTGACGTAAGTTATATTCGTGAAGGAGAAACAGCAACATTTACTGTTACTACATTAAATGTACCTGACGGCACGAACTTTACTTATGTTTTAGAGGGAACGATTACAGAGACTGATATTGTTGGTTACAGATTAGAATCTAGCGTTGACATTGATGCTAGACCACTACAAATTATTGACAATCAGTGTATTATTCCTATTCAAGCTACACAAGACGGTGAAGTTGAGGAAACAGAATATTTTGACTTTAGAATCAAATCATATGTTGATAGTAATGGAGACACACAAGTTGTTGAGAATGTAAGTACACAAGTTGTTATTTTGGCGGCAGAAGAAGTTGATGATGACACCATCCCATTATATTCTGTCACCACAGATAAACTAGAGTATAACGAGGGAGAAACAATCGTTTATACTATCAACACACAAAATGTTCCCAATGGTACTCTCCTACAGTATACACTGTACGGCGATGGTATCAAGAAGACAGATGTTATTCCCGAATCTTTATTTGGTACATTCACTGTGATAAACAGTGAAGCAACCGTTTACATTGGCATTGCTGAAGATAATGATATAGAAGAATCTGAAGTTATGACTTTTGTTATTAATGGTACAGGTGCTACGGCTGATGTTGTTATTATTAATACATCAGACGACGAGGACAAACCAGAACCACCTCCACAAAAACCATGCCTAGACAAACCCGTTGCTGGTAAACCGATCACAGATGCCAATGGAAGCATCATTAGTATTCCGATTATTGATAAAGGTTGTCCTTATATCTTCCCACCGAAAGTTATTATTACTGGACCAGGATATGGAGCTTCTGCTGTCGCCTTAACAGATCCTAGCGGCAAAGTTAGTGAGGTTCGTGTTACTAGAACTGGTACAGGATACAATCTCAATGAACCAGGAGAACTACGTTGTGTAATCGACTCTTATACAATCATTAGTCCTGGACAAGGATATACAGAAGCACCTGATGTGTATATTGATGGCATTGCTGGTCGTGCTACAGCGATCATAGATGAGCGAGGATATGTAATTAGTATCCAACCAACAGATAGAACATCTACATGGAACGAGATACCGATTGTTAGAATTGTGGGTGGCGGAGGATCTGGTGCCCGTGTTGTTCCTTCTGTTGTCTGCCTAGATACTAAGGAGTATGAAGATCAGGGTTATGCCAAGATTGGCACTGGTCGTTATGTTGATTGCCCATAAAGAATTATGCCAGACTCAGTAAACCAACCACCATCAGAAGAAACCCAAAGTAAAGTTGCTGGGGGATTTAATTATGACCCAGCTTTAGCTGAAAACTATTGGGCAGAAGGTCCCACCCCAGATTTTTCACAAGTCATCGGTGGATTTAATTTAACATCGTATAGTTTCTCGGATGGTAGTCAAGGTCTAGCACTTTACAATGGTAAAGTTGCTTTACACTTTGATAACAATAATAATATCACATTAGCTGCTGGACCACCAGGACAGTCTGGTTGTGGTGGAAAAATGATTACCAATGTTCAACAACAATTAACAAAGGCAAAGTCAGTTGTTGTTGAAGTAACTGGACGAGATGATGGTGGTGTTGTTGATAAGAAAGCAGATGAAAATGGTAATGTAGACGAGTCATCTCTTCCATCATATTCATTAAAAGTTTATGGTCCTGTAATGATTGAGGCATTGGGTGGAGATGTTGCTATTAAAGGTGATAACGTAACCATCAATTCTGGTAGCACATTAAACTTACGATCGAATAAAGACATCAACATTTCGGCAGGAGAAAATGGAGGAAAGATAAACCTTACAGGATCTTCTGTCAATATGGAAGCCGCCTTTTTTAACAAAAATTTAAGTGGTGGTGATTATACTAGTGGCGCTGGTGAAGTGAAAGTTGATCAAAATAAACCAGGATCAACTGTTAGCGTTAACACGCCAGGTAGTGTGAGATATGTTGTTAATGGTTCATATAGTTTAGGTGTAAAGGGAGAATTCAAGACAGATGTTACTGGCAATTATATCTTAAATGTTGATAGAGATTATGGTGCTAAAATTTTGGGTGACTATGCCAATGTAGTACAAGGAAAGGGACTTACAAAAATCAATGGCATTGGTTCAAGATCATCTCAGATGCAGAATTATCTTATCGATGTTCTTCCCAATAGTAAAAAACAGATCCCTGGGTTTGAAATAAATTCGAGCAGTCTATTGAAATTCACAAATAGAGAGGGTGGATTTAAATTTGAAGTTGGTAAGAATCTTGCTTCAATGGCTCTCGAACAATCTAAATTTAGTGTCGAGACGGGTCCTAAATTGGGTGCTATAAATATCGACAGCAAATCAGCAACATTAGAGTTTGGCAAGTCTTCTAAGGTAAGTGTAACTCCATCGGAAGTTTCTGTTGTTGCTCCTATGATTTACCTAAATTGAAATTTCAATTCCATGAATTTGGAAAAAAATTCTCCGCTATTTTTTTGCTAAAAAAGTTGATATGATTTACGATAGACATAATATAACAGAAATTAATAATTGTAATCCCGAAGGATTTCTTTATCCTTTTTTGAAATTTATTAAAACTCCCGAATTTATGTGGCAGTGGGGATACATACTTCCAGAAGAGGGAAAATTCAAAACGGATTTACAAGAATCTTGGAATAGACATATGTGTCGATTGCTTTATTTCAAGAAAAATCCTCTATATGGTAAAGAAGTGATTGAAAATTATATTGGTAATAGTACCCTATGTATTAATACACAAGCATTAAAACTATTGAGACCTCTTTTTAAAGAACTAGGAATTAAAAAAGGAGAGTTAGAAAAAGTCAAAATTAATTTGACACCATGTAAACCTGAAAACGCTTTTTCTGGATGGCATAACGACCCAGAAGAAAAATATTCGGGAAAAGGAATGACTGCTATTTACTATTTTAACACATGTAATGGAAAAACATTATTTAAAGAACCTTACAGAGAAGTGCCTAGCGAAAGGGGAAAAATGGTTGTATTTCCCAATGAAATGTTACATGGAGGAACATTTCAAACCGACGCCCCAGAAAGAATGGTTTTGAATATCAATTGGATACTTGACAGATCCTGAGAAACCCAGTACAATAACTCTGTCAGGGTTCAAAAGGACAAGCTCCTTTAGCAATCTGGTGAATGCAGCGAACTCATAATTCGCCTAAGGTGGGTTCGATCCCCTCAAGGAGCATTGACAGAAACAAAGCGTTCTGCTATAATTCTGTCATACCAAGGGACGGTGGTGGAATCGGTAGACACACCAGACTTAAAATCTGTCGGGCATATGCCTGTGAGGGTTCAAGTCCCTCTCGTCCTATTCACCATAAATAGTTATGTGTGGAAAACAACATGAAGTATACTCTTTCTCAGTCTTATTCCTTTTATCTTGGTAAAGTTGTTAGAATGTACTTCATTAATGGGATGCCTTATACATTCGACGAATTACCTTTGTTAGTTCAAGATCATCCTGACGTACAGTCCGAGGCATTGGAAGGTAGAGATTGGGATGACGAAGAAATGTTTAGGATATCCAATTACTTGATGATGGAAGAATGCCATCCTTTAATGTATGATATTGAAGTAGATAATCCTGCTCTATTACCACAAGATGATTGAAACCTTAAATAAATGGTTAGAAGGAAAGTTTGAAAATAAAATTCAAGCATTCTCATGGCCTTCAAAGTATGCTTACATAAGAGTCACTCATATTCCTGTGTTTGATGGATTTTTTTATGGCGAGCAAGCATACAATTATCAAGTAAAAAAACCCTATAGGCAATTTGTTCTCAAACCAACAGTAACTGATTCTGGTATTACTATTCTTAATTATGAAATTGTTGGTAAAGAACAATTTGCTGGGGTAAAAAATCTTGACAGATTAAGTCTAGACATGTTACGATTGAAAAATGGTTGTGATGTCAATCTCACATTTGATGGATCTGCTTTTGTTGGTGGGTTGACAGGATGTGATTGTTATGTAAAATGGAGTGGTAAAGACACTTATCTACAAAATGAAATCAAACTAACCGAAACACATTATTATGTGAAAGACTTAGGATTTGATCAAAAACTAGGACATCAAATCTGGGGATCTAGATACGGTCCTTTTGAATTTAAAAAAATGCCCCTGTAGCTCAATGGTAGAGCAACGCTTTTGTAAAGCGTAGGTTGTCCGTTCAAATCGGATCGGGGGCTCCAGTCGGTATGGCGGAATTGGTAGACGCGCTGGGTTTAGGTTCCAGTGTCTTTATGACGTGGAGGTTCAAGTCCTCTTACCGACATATATAAAACGAAAAAAATGATATCAGTAATTGACAATTCTGTACCATTTGATATAGTTAATATAATTGGTGAAATGGTATTTGACCCAAAATTTACTTGGCAAATGCCTACAGGTGGGTTTTCCACGGTGTCATTAGATTATGACAAAGAAAAATCATTCAAAAATCAAAGAGTCATTGATTCTGCTCAATTAGTACACTCTTTGATAATTAGAGATGAAATACGGTGCCCATTATTTCACCTTTTTTCAATTTTAATTAATTATTCCCTAAAATATGAATTTGGGAAAATAAATGACGATTTTCATATTCATAGGTCAAAATTAAACTTGATGACTAGAGATCTGTTGCCAGATCCTAATAAAGACTATCATAATCCACCACATGTAGATCCAACTTTTGCTGATGACACGGATCGACATGATATATCAATGTTATATTATGTCAATAGTTCTGATGGTGATACTTGGTTTTTCAATGATGAACTGGGTTTTGATGTAGTAAAAAAAGTTTCTCCAAAGCAAGGTAGGGTTGTTATATTTGATGCTCACCATTTTCATGCTAGTTCGCCACCAAAAAATTCTACTGCTAGGGTTGTCTTAAATGTCAATCTCACTTGTCCTTACACCTTGACTGAGGTGTATAAATACAAAGAAGAAGAAGACAAACCTAGGTTCGGCGCTAATTATGGCTCTTACAAGACTTGATAATCTGTACTCAAGTAAGACTGGAAAATACTTATATGTATCTCCAGACGACTTTAATGCTACTGATGAACTAGACAATAGGGGCAATAGTCCTTTACGTCCATTTAAAACTATCCAGAGAGCCTTTATTGAAGTAGCGAGATATTCATTCCTACCCGCCGAAAACGGTAGATCTACACCAGATAGATTTGATCAATTTAGCATCATGTTGATGCCTGGTGATCACTATATTGATAATCGTCCTGGACTAAGAACTCTTACTTCTGCTGGTAATGATAAGCAACGCTATTATAATGCAAAAGAATTAATTACAGCGAACCGTCAGGAAATTATTGACCGTGCTTTTGGTCAAATTGTCATTGATTATGATGAATCTGCCTGGGGTACAGATTGGGTAGTTCCTGGTGATGAGGTTCTTCCTAATGGATCTCCTGACCCTCTACGTAGGGGTCAGTCTGCGTATCGTTTGATCCAGAAAAACAAAGAATTTATTCAGGCAAGAGCAGTTGGTCAACTTACTATTGACTATACTGAAGGTCAAACAAACGGTCTTTTTGCTAATGATTGGGTTATTCCTGGTGACACTGCTTTAGGAATTGATACTTTTAATAGAAGAGCATCTGCTTATCGTTTGATTCTTAAGAATAAGACAGATATTGTCAATTCTTCCTGGGAATTTATGAATTCTCAGTATCCAGAATTTACTTCCGTACAAACTAAGTGTAAGCGTGATATTGGATACTGGGTAGAGCATTTTGCTTTAGATGTTCTTTTTGGTGGCAATAAGTTCACTGATATTTTCACCAGAACTTATTTTAATGAAGAAGGAACAGCAATTCTTCAGAATGCTATTGATTTAACTAATGCCAATGAAAAGACAGCAACATTATTGGCAATGGTTCATGCCAGTAATCTTTCTGCTGGTGTTATTACTAACAGAGCTCACCCATCGGCAAGTCAAAATGTTAACGTAAGCTTACAACCCGTTGCTAATCTCTCCAATGTTGTTGATGTCAGTGGTTGGTACTATGATCCTAATATAACAGCAGATCCAACTAAGTCTAACAATTATACTGTGGATAGTTGTTCTACGATTAGAACTACTATTGATAATTTGTTCACTATTTTATATGACGCTATTGTCGCTGAAAACACTTCAACTCTGGATAGTTTACCAGAGAGCAGTTATGATGTTGGTATTGGTACATCTAAGTGCTATCGTGATGTTGGTTTCTATATCGACGGTATTTCTTTAGACATTGTACAAGGTGGTGGCAATCGTTATACTAGAAAGTATATTCAAAACTACTTCAATGCTGAGGGAAGCGGATGGGTAGATGATGGTTTACAAGGTGAAGAACTTCAATCTAAAATTGTTTTTGATCAAGCAGTTTCTTTGATGAAAGAAGCCGTATCCAATCAACTTGGATATAAAGACTTTACTCTAACTCATGATCCTGCTGGAACTGGATCTGGTACTGATTACGATCCAAATTCTTGTTCTGGTGTCAAAAATACTATTGATACCTTATCAGCACTTATTGAAACATATTTTCTTCAGGGAACACTTGATGGATTCCCCGAAGAAACTACTTCTGATGTGGGTCCTGGAGAATCTAAGTGTAAGCGTGACCTTGGATATTTACTTGATGCTATTGCTGCTGACCTCCCCAATGGTGGTAATGGCAGTGTAATTAATTTTGTTAAAGCGTATTTTGATAAGAATGGTCTTCAAATTACTGATGGTCTCTTAGGAGAAGAAGCACAGTCGGTAATCGCTTTCAATGCCGCTGGCAAGTATATAAAGCAAGCGATCACGAACCAACTATATTCTAAAGACCTTACTATCCTTCCTGGTCCTGCTAGATATTCTGGATACGAAACTAACGAACCAACTGTCCCGAATTTACCATCTGGTAACTCAGCTACATGTGTCGATGTACAAGATGCTGTTGATAGTTTAATTGGTATTGTAACCACAGTATTTACTGAAGGAAATCTAGATTCTCTATCTCAAATTCAGGTAACTGGTGACATTCCTGTATTTAATTTCAATAGAGCAATCGATGAGTGGCAAGACAACAGTATTTTAGATCTTTCTAACCCAGACAATGTTCTCTACAAATTCAATGCTCCTGATGGCGGCGCTATTGTCCCTAGAGGTTGTTCTCTTATTGGTTATGACCTTCGTCGTACCATCGTTCGTCCTCTATATGTTCCTGATCCCATTGACGGAACCCAAGAAAGAACATCAATCTTCAATCTAACTGGTGGTTGTTATCTATGGCAGTTTACCATCAAAGATGGTGATCTATCTTCTAATTCTCCTCTATTTGACAACACTGCTGGTGTTGGTAAAGTATATTATCAGAAAGGTAATAATACTGCTCTAGCAATTCCCGAGTATTCTCACCATAAGATCACTATCATGACTTATGCTGATACTACGGATCTACAAATCTATTATGATAAGGTCGCTAGAGCATTCTCCCTTTTCCAACCTACTATTGATGATGGTGATTTTGAACAATTACCTCAGGAAAATAGAATTGTTGGACCTTTGTCTGACACTAGAAGTATCACTAATTTAAGGTTAACTGGTCAAACTGCTAGTGGTCAAACTATCATTAGGGCTACTACAAAAACAGCACATGGTTATTTTACAGATCAATATGTTGCTGTTATTGATAATGGTTTAGATAGTAGATTAAACGGAACATTCAAAGTTACTAATGTATTTGAATTGGATCCCAAACAATTTGAATATATTGTTGATGTAACGCCACAACAATTAGGACTGGATATCAATGATACTGGATATTCTATCCCCGATTTGAATGTAAGTGCTAGAGTACAGGCAGAAATTGACTCTGTTGAGTCTGCCTCTCCATATGTCTTTAACTGCTCCATCAGATCCACCTGGGGTCAGTGTGGTATGTGGGCAGATGGATCTAAGGCAACTGGATTCAAGTCGATGGTTGTGGCTCAATATACTGGAGTTTCTCTTCAGAAAGATGACCGTGCCTTCATCCGCTATGATGAGTTTAGCAATACCTGGAACCAGGCATCTTTACAGGATGCTTTTGGTACTACAGCGTATCATACAAAGGGTGATGCTTATTGGAAGGATGACTGGAGAAACTTCCACATCCGTGCTTCTGATGACTCTTTCATCCAGTGTGTTTCGGTCTTCGCTGTTGGTTTCTTCGATCACTTCTTAATGGAGTCTGGTGGTGACATGTCCATCACCAACTCAAACTCCAACTTTGGTAATACATCACTTCACTCTATTGGTTATAAAGGATTTGCTTTTAACCAGGACAAAGGTGGTTATATTACATCCATGGTTCCTGTTAAGGCTGTTGATGATACTGATTTTAATAAAGTTTCTCTTAAATATTATCCTCTATCAAATCAGGCGACTAAAGACCAAGGTGCTTCTCAAGATAAACTATATTACTCTGGAGATGATGTATATTCTCCATTTACCAAACCAGCTACATCTATTGAAGGTTACCGATTAGGTTCTAAGACAGATGATTTTATTTCCCTAAAACTACCTAAATCGGGTGGTGGAACAGATATCTATACAGAAACACTTTATCCAACAGGTTTCAAGAGATATACTGCTGCTTTAGAAACACTCAATCCAGATAGCGTAAATATCAACAATAATGCTCAAGACGCTGCTAATTTAATTGAAGCAAACAAAGCATTTATTCAAAGTGAAGCATACAAATATATTATTACTCGCTATCCTGAAATTCAAAGTAAGGAAAGCATTACAATTGAAAAATGTGAGCGAGATATTGGTTATGTTGTTGATGCTGTTATCCGAGATTTAAGAGTCGGTGGTAACATTAACACTATTAAAGCAGCTGAAGGTTACTTTGTTGGTGGAACACTTTCTTATATTGATGGAGAATTTAACGAGTCTATTGAAGCATACGAGTATGTAAGAAATCTCGTTATTGCTGCTATGAGAAACTTTGATATTCTCATCAGGAATCCAGTAGTAGACCAAAATTCATCAATTATTAATGTTGGTGATACGTCTGGACTATTAGTTGGTATGACTGTTAAGCAGTATGAATATACTGATACTGCTAATGGAGATCCAGCGGCAACTGCTAACTTTACTAATGGCAGATTGAGATATGAAGGTATTGGTGATTGGGTGTTCCCTGTTGACACTGGCGCGGTAATTGCTGGTGATGTCTATATTAGGAGAATTGTTGACTCGGAAAGAATTGAGATTGGTAATAGTGCTCCAGTTTTATCTACTAATAATGGTATTTTAGAAGCAACATATGGATCAGCAATTTTACCAATTGGTTCTACTAGTAGTGGGGCATATTTCCATTTCACATTCCCATTCACTTCTTCACAAACTGATGATCCCGATACTTTAGTTGGTGGATTTACTGATATTAACCCAGTAAGAGATAGTGAAGTTTTACAAGACACTACAGCATGGTTAGGTTCTGATCCTGATGTGTATCCAGAGTGTGCTGGTATTGCCACACAAATTACACAGAACTATTTTGATCAGTTCTTCCTAATTCTTAATAATGGATTGACTCCTTTGGGAGGTACTGAGGTTGATGCTTACAACTTATTAACTGGCAATAAGAACTTTATCTCAGAAGAAGCATATGCTAGAATGCTTGCTGATCCTGGCATCAATGCTGCTTTTGTTCCTACTTTAGGTGCTAGTAACTGGAAAGCAAGAATTGTCTCCATGGTTGAGGCAATGGCTTATAATATTAAGTATGGTGGAACTAATCGAGTATATGATGAAATTATTGGATATGTAACTAATCCTGGGCAAATTACAGGGGAAAGAACCGAATTAGTTCAACTTTATGTTGAAGCTAGAGATATTGCTATCAAAGTAATGAGAAACTTTGATATTGCTGGTGCTGGCGAACTAGAAGGATCTCATGGTTTAACACAATTTATTGACAATAGAATCCTTGGTGATGCTTCTGGTCAACCTGGGGTATATGATTATAGCAATGATTGTGCTGACATTGCTTCTCAAATTACAGTTTTCACTGCTTATGCCACACAATCTATTGGAACTAATGATGACACTGGAGATGTAAATGGTATTCCTGATACAGAACCAGCGTTTACAGTTGCTAGCCGTATTGAACCCCAGATAGATACTGTTAATCTTGCTGCTAGAGCAACTCTATTCAATATTGACACTGGTGCTGCTACATCTAATCCACATTATTTTGAAACTGGAACTCCTGTAAGACTTGTTCCTAGAATTAGATCGGGAGTTGATCCTAATTCTGTTGATAAGCGTGTTATTAGACTTCCAAAAGGATTTGACACTAATACTATCTACTATGTTATTGCTCCTGGTAGAACTACACAACCAGAAGATTATTCTGATGGTGTAACGTATCCAAATACATTTACTTCTCAGCAAACAACTAAGTTGATGCTGGCAACTACGAAGGAAAATGCTGCTGCTGGTATTTACATGTATTCTCCAGAGACTGAATCTGTAGACTACAATGTACAAATTGATCTTTATCAGTATGTGCTTGATGAGTCATATAGACTACATCAATATCTCTGTAATTTTGAGTCTGGTCAGTCTAATGTTATTAGAACTGATGTTCCACACATCTTTGACATTCCTGGTACAGCTGATCATGTCCAAGAAATTTTCTTTAGAACATTTGGGGATAATTCTACTTTACCAGAACTTCCTAATGGAGACACGGTAAATCCAAACACTGTTTACTACGCTCGTTACGTTAATGAGAAGTCATTTAGTGTACATGCTACTGCTGCCGATGCTGTTGCTGGAACACCTACGATCACTTTTAATACAGGAACAGAATCCGTTCCTATTGGACAAAACTTCTATGTATTTGCTAATAAGAGAGAATCTCCTGTAAAATTTGATCCTACTAGAAATGATTCTGGTAAACTACCTGATTTACAAGAAACACTAACTGGTCAGTGGTATATTCAAGTTAAGAGAGATTATAACCAAGGCAATACTGTTCCTGGGGATCCAACTAAAAACATCATTGCCAGGATGCAAGAAATTGGAGATTCTCTCAAGGACTCCAGATCTAAGAATACTTTCTACGAAAGACTTGAAGATGATAGATCAGCACTTGATAGAATCTATCGTCTTCGTTATGTTATTCCAAAACATGCTACTGGTGTTCGTGATCCGCTTAACGGATTCGTACTTAAGCAAAGAACTGACTCTACTAGAAGATTAGTACCACAAAGGATTGTTCTTAAACCTATTTCTGGAGAATCTCCAAATCGTGCTTTCTTCCAAGTTCCATATACTACTGCTTCTGGATCTGGTCAGCAAGCACAATTAGGTTTAACTACATCTGAATTAGCAGCTGCTGGAGTAGAACTATCTTCGTTTACTTATGATCCATATAAGTCCGATTCTGTCAAAATAGTTACTTCGGATAGAACTGATTCTAAAGTTGCCTTTAGCATTCAGTCTGCTAGAACTTTATCTGATAGTGGTTATCTAGAACTAACAGTATTTGATCATACAATTACTGATGATGCTGTTAGAAATGAGCAGTTTATTACTGTTAAGATTTCTGCTCCACAAGGTGGATCTTTTAGGTTCAATACTTCAGAAAACAATGACCTCAACAAAATTCTTTGGAATGGATTTGCTAGTGGTTCTGGATATGTTCAGGGTTACTTTAGTCCAGATGGAACTGATGAACACTATTTAATTCTAAAAGAACTCGAAGAAAATAATGAAGAAAGGGAGACGGTTGAATACAATCCTATTGTATCGACAACTCTATTCCAATCTGTACTTGATGCTGATAATGACCCAGTATATGATGCTAATGGCAATCAAGAGTTAATTTTCGCTACGTTACTTGCCAAACAAGACAGCATCGGATCTCCTAATTTATCTCTTGCTAAATCTCTCAAGGAAGATTATCTCTATAGTGATAAAGAGACTAACGTCTTCACCATGACTCCTGGTGATGTAATTAGAGACGACGCTACCAATGAATATGAAATTATTAGTGTTGAAGATGTTGGTGAACTTGAAGATACTTTCTATATCTTCGATGTTGAAGAAATTAAACGTCGTATTCCTAATCAGCAAGAAGGTGTCTATTATCTAACTTGTATTAAGGGTAATATTTCTCCTTATCCTACTGGAACTGGAGTTGGTGATAACTTCAAAAACTTTAAGTTCTCACAACCTATTTCACAACTGTATCCTATCAACTACAAGAATGATCCTCTTTGGTTCCAGGTACGTGCTCTATATGATGCCACTCCAAATGATACTAGTTATGATAATCAAATTTTAGATCCTCCAGCAACTGTTTGTGCTGCTGATAACTTTATTCATGGTCTTGTAACAACTAACGATTACAAGTACAATACTACTAAAGAGGTTATGCTTGATCTTGTCAAGAACCCCGCTTTAAGTAGATACGAATATACTACCAATTCTATTAAAGCACAGACAGGTAACGCTGCTTCTGGTTCTGAAGATCGTCAGATTCCTATTGCTGGTGATTCTGAATTCCCAACAGAGCAAAGACTATATCTAGAACTACGTCGTCCTTCGATTGCTAGATCTGGTAACCATACGTTTGAATATCTTGGTTTCGGTCCTGGTAACTACTCGACTGGTTTCCCACTTCGCCAAGAAGTTGTTCTTGAAGACATTCAAGACTTCTATGCTCAGGCAAAGCGTGAAGACGGCGGTATTGTCTTCTATACGGGTTTAAACTCTAATGGTGATCTTTATATCGGTAACAAGAAGATCAACGCTATTACAGGTGAAGAGACGTTCCTTGAACAAGCTGTTTTAAATGAATCTGATGACGAGGATGATGATGTCGGTGGTCTCGTCACCACATTTGAACTTCCTGTAGTATTTGAACAGGAAATTACTGTAGATGGTGATGCTCTATTCAATAATCCAGTTACGATTAACGTTGATTCTGATGAGGATAATGCCTTAACAGTTATTTCTAATGTTGATACTGCAACTGGTGGTGACATCACTTTAGATTCACAGAATTTTACAACCAGCACAATTCCTTCTCAAGGTAATATCGTTTTACATAAGAACGAAATCTATGCTGGTGTTTATAGATTCAACCCAAGAGGTTCTACCACATTAACAGGTCAGAACTATAGTGTTAGAACACATGTTAATTCTCAAACTACACCTACAAATGCTACACCAAATCAAGATGGTGTTTTAGGCATTCAAGTTTCCTTTGGAAGTTTCCAGGGTCAAGCAATTGATCCTCTGTCTGGTGACATCCTACTTAAGGGTGCTAAAGTTGGCAGAAGAGGTTCATTGGGTTGGATATTTGCTAATGATTATGAAAATAAAAATAGCAATATTGAAGAACTTGAAGCTGCTACTGATGTTGGATTAAATGCCGTTCGCTTCTTCATGGCAACTGGATCTGATACAGTCAGTGAAGGTTTAGTAGCTGGTAAAATTGTTAGAATCAGTGGATTTGGATCTCCATTTGCTAATCTTAACGGTATTCGTGAAATTGTTTCTAATACAGGAAGCTCTTTCATCGTCAATTCTCCATTTGTTGTTAATGCTCCTGCTACTAAATTCTCCCTAGAATCTGTTAATGGTACTAACGAGACAGCGACAGTAGAACTTTCTAATAGTAAGTGGAGAGAGTTTGGTGTATTGGGTGCCGAAACATTAAGAACAGATACCACGACCATTGGTAATTATGCTCTAGGCATCAACACTCTTGCTAGAACAAATCATGCTGATTATCAAGAAGGATTTACTTCTGATCTAGCACAACCAAGAGCGACATTGGATGTTGTTGGTATTGCTTGGATTAGTGGTAGAGAACTTGATCTAGATGATTACAGTTCTGATACTCTTGCTGCTAATAGAACATATAGAGATAGAGCTAATGCTTTCTTAGTCGGCGGTGATTCTGGAAATCCAAATGATGAAGCTACATTCCGTGTTGCTACAACTGCTGGATTCCAGGGACCACATCAAAATCAGACACAAGGTGCTGTAAGGGCATATGATACGGGTCGTGTTGGTATTAATGTTACTGAAGGTCTGATGAACCACACCTTAACGGTGAATGGTGACATGAGATTATCTGGAGATGCTTTATTCGAGGAAAACTTACAACTTGATGGTGGTGCTCTTTCTAGTACAGCAGGATCATTCGCTTTACTATCTGCTAATGTTAATACAATTGACTTCATTGATCAAGCGACTACAATTAATATTGCCAACTCTTTAACTAGCAGTTCTTCACAGGTAATTAATATTGCCAATAACGTTGGATCACAAGTAGTTAAACTCGGACAGTTTACTTCAAGTGGTGAACTAAAAGTTCATACAAATCCTTCTGCTACTTCTTCTAAAATACAAATTGGTACATTAGGATCTCCAAGCAGCAATGATAATGTTTCTGTCGTTAGAATCGGTGGAGCATTCTCTACCCAATCCAACAGTTTGAATACTGGTTCAATTTACAAAATCTATAATAGATTCTTGGAGGTTGATGGTGAATTAGCATTTGGTATGAACAGTTCTCTGGGTACTGCTGTTTTACGTACTCAGGCATCAACAGCAGAAATTTGTACTCTAGGAACCTCTACGATTTATTTTGGTTCTTCTGCTTCGAGAATGTTTATTGGTGCTGAAGGTGGATTTACTACTATCAATAATAGTTTAGTCGTCAAGTCTTCTACTACTCTAGGTGGCGATGTAACATTATCTGGTGGTTTAAACTCTGGTCGTTTTGAAGTTACTAGAGGATCTTTCAGTACCGACACTCCTGCTCATGCTGTCGGTAATATTGATAATGCTAACATTGACCTATTCTCTAAGGTTAATATTAGTAAATTTATTGATACTAGTGGTTCTGGATATTGGGGAGATACTAGTAGTGGAGACACTGTTAATATCGTTGACCCCAATGATCCAGAAAGATACTATCTAACTTTTACCACACCAACAACAACAGCAATCTTTGCCGAAGGTGCTTATCTATTACTAGATCGTTCTAGATTAGCTCTGTTCGACCCAACTTCGTTTACTGCTACGATTCAAGCAGCAAGTGCTAATATTAATGCTAGCAGTGTTGCTTGGGTTAATACTGATAATGTAGGTTTGAATTATGTTCGTATTGAAACTCCTGGTCTAACTTTTGCTGACGGTACAAATTATGCTCAAGTTATATCAATTGTTGGAAATGTACTTACTCTTGATAGAAATATTATTGGTAACACTTCTCTAACCTCTGCTTCTTTCAGTGGTGGTGAATCGACTCAAGATGTTACTACTTCTCCTGTTGGTGAAGAATACAGTGAACTTGTTAAAATTGTTGAATTAACTAACCTCAATACAGTTGGATCTCAACCTTTGAGAGTTATGGTTGAGAGAGCGCACAACCAAAGAGACGGTAGCGGTGCTATGATCACTGGTGCTTCTCCAACTGCTCCTGGTCAAACTGGTTATGTTCAGTCTGGATATAAGTTCTTAAGAACTGATCACCCACAAGGTACTCTAATTACTAGATATGACTTGGCGGAAAATGTGAGCTTTATTGATGATAGTTCCTTACCTATCGTGTCTGGGGTTACACCTGGAATTTTGGTTGATACTGGTGATTTCTCTGGTTCTGTTGGTGTAGGAGACATTTTAAGATTCACTGATGTTGAAATGGCATTGATCACTGATGTCAATGCTACTTCACCACAGAGATTTGTAGTTACTGATGGTAATGATGAATCTCCTGTAGAGTTCTTTACTGTTGATTCTACTACTGGCGCTACTAATATTCAGGGCACGTTGGACATTACCAACACATTTACTCTAAATGGTTCTTTAACTGAAGGATCACAGACATTAACTATTAACAACGGAGGTGGTACAAACACCTTCGTAGTTGATTCTGCTAATGGCAATCTTTGTATGAATGGCGACCTAATGACAGGTGGTCCTGACTGTGATAGGTTGAGAGTTCTTGCTGCTTCTGGAGATACCACAATTAGGGGTGGTGATCTTGAGATTCAAACTGATGATCCTAATAATACGAAATTATTATTCCAAAATACAACAGGAAATCTAACACTTGGTGGCATATTAAATGTTCAGGGTGTAAATAGAAGTGTATTTGACGGTCAACTATCAGTTAACGGTGGCAACTTTAAAGTTGGCACTCAAGATCTAGCACCAAGATGGGAACCAAATACTCCTTATAACTTAAATGATCAAGTATATTATGGAACATATATCTATGAAGCCAATCAAGATGGTATTTCTGGTGATACTCCTCCAACACATGTTGGTATTATTAATGGGGGCGACAACTTTGTCGTAAATGGTTCTAATGGATTTGGATTTACCTGGGTTGGAGAACGTACAGTAACTGATCGTTTTGAGATTACATCTGGCGGAGCGATGAATTTCGCTGGTCAAACGCCATTCTTTACACCATCAGGTGCTAGAAGATGGGAGTTTATTCCCGATGGTACTGTTACTCAAGAAGTTGAACCCAATATCAATTATTTTGTTAACCCAAGTTCTGATCTAACTCTCTTGCTTCCACCAGCATCTGAGTCTACAACTGGTGATATGATCAGAATTGTCGATGTTGGTGGTGTATTAACTTATAATATTTCTCTAAGAATGAGAGCCAGAACTGGCGAATTTGTACAAGGTGATAATACCAACGCCAACATTCCTAACTTACAAAGTGAGCAATATAATGGTGGCGAATTGGTTGTTCAAACCCCACACGCCTCTTTTGGTCTTGTTTATCTCGGACCAAACAATTCCGATGGTTCGCCAAACTCAGCAGGTCCAACCGTTCAAGGTTGGTGGTTAATGGAGATCTAATAAATGCCAGGTTATAACGAAATAAAAACACAAAAAGCACTCCCCATTGGCTCAGTACAACCATACGGGGGCAATATAACCGAAATCCCATCTGGATGGTTATTATGTAATGCTGATGAATTAGTTGCTGCTGACTATCCTTTATTGGCACGTGCCTTAAGGGATAGCTATGGTGGCAGTAATTTTGGTGGTGTATTTCCTAATTATACTGGCACTTTTAGGTTGCCCCCTACAAATGATAAAGGATTAGCAGATATATCAGTTTCTTATTTTGGAGTTTCTGAATCTGCTCAATATTCGGCTTGGCAAGCGAATAAAGAATATGGTGCTGGTGATGTAGTTCTTGCTGGTGGTGAATATTATTCTATTTCTATTAATGGAAATACTCCATCTGCCAATGGTGGTAATACTATCCCATTTGGTGAGACATATAATACTGATGGTGGTGCTATTACATATACTAGACAAGATCCTTCGCCAAATGTCCCAAATTCTATAGATAATATTGAAGCTGGTTTAGTTGTTAGAGAGTATATTGGAGATTTTTCTCCTGGATTTGAACCTGGAGATCTTGGACCACCAAATGCTCAAGATGCTAGAACAGATATTTTATTTGAATATGAACAAGAACCAGATGGTACAGTTCAAAATATTTTTGTCACTCCTGGGGGTATTCCTGTTGTTAGTGAAATTAAAATTTATGAAGTTGGTGCCAATCAAGTTCAAGCAGGTACAAATTTAATTACTGGCAATCCAGTACAAGGTGATGGTGTTTCTTTCACTGTTGTGTGGAGTCCTGGTGCTGCTGGACTAGCACCAACTTTAGATGTTATACGTAGAGAAAAGGGAGCTCTTTATAATGCCAATGATCAGGTAATCATTCCAGGATCAATTTTTAATGATATTGGCGGCACCACACCAGAAAATGACATTACAGTATTAATTACTTCTGTTGGATCTGCTTTATTTGATGCTCAAATTACAGGACATAGTTTAATTCCTGGTTTTTCTATCAAAGAACTTTTTATTGTTCCTAGAAAACTTGGTAGGTTGCATATGCCTAGTCATTATCATCCAGGTGTTTATGATACTATTAATTTCAATGATAATGATATTTCTCCTGGAATAGGTCCTACTATATTTTCTAACCCAACAGTATCAGCATCTGATTTTTTACAAAGAGATGACCCATGTTGGAATTTCGGTCCTTTAGAATTCTGTAGTCAGGAGGAAGGTTACTTACAATGTACCAATAGCAAGGTCACTGGATGGTATATTGGAAACAAGAATAAACCAAATAATAGCTTACAAAGTTCTCCATTCAGTCAGGGTGTTGGTCGTCATGCTCTTGGAATAGTTCAGGGTGGATTTTTGATTAAAGGTAACATTCCATATAAAACAGCCGCTGGTGCTCATGGAATTGCTGTTACATCTTTTGTTGGTACTGCTAGTTATGAAAATTTGAGAGATGGATCGGGAAGAGTTAGTAGTGGATCTCCTGCTAGTCCATATACTGGTTCTATAGAAAGAAGATTACAACAGTTAAGAGATGATGGAAAAATTTATCCAGGTCATAGTATACCATTTAGTGATGTAATTGAAACTGTTACAACTCCAAACGTTGACAATGCTAGTAGTGAGGATACTAATACCATGGGTCCAACAACAACATTATTTGATCACGCTGGTGTTGATTTTAGTGTTGATGAACTTGGACAAGATAAAACCGTTATTGATTTTCACGATCATGAGGAGTCTCTCCCACTTCAATATAACGGGGACGATATGTCAGTCTTGCAAACATTACAGGTAAAAGCTAGACCAAATATTACACCAGATAATTTAGAAGAAGCATTACAGATTAGATTTATTACTAGAGTACCTTCTTTAACCATTGCCAACCTAATTCGAGCATACTAATGGCGTTTTATTCAACACTAAAGTCACATTTTGGTGGAGTCTCTGGCACCATCATACCTTTTACAGTTAAATTAGCAGCAGGAAATATACCGAACCAAGGTAATTTTAGAACTCTTTTGCCTGGAGGATTTTTACGTTGTGATGGTAGTGTATTGAATGCAGAACAATATCCTGTTCTTGCTCAAATTTTAGGTCTTGGTGATGATTCTAAATTCTTGAGACCTGGGGAAGTAATTGGTGCTAATGAATTTAAATTACCAGATTTGGGGTCTAAGTATATTGTTGGTGGAAGATCTTCTGGTGGATATTTGAATGAAACAGTGACAAATCCAGAAGTTCCAGCGGGAACATATCGTGTTGGTGCTGAAGTACAAGTTGATAGTTTGGTCGGATCTTCTGAAACAATTACATATGATGGATATTTTGAAATTGTTGATGAAGGTGGATTTGAATTTATTGGAGACCCAACATTTAATACATTGACTTCTGATGGAAGAACATTACCTTCATTTCTTCCCAACACTTCTTTCCAATCTCATGGTCATGAAGGGAATGTTGGATATTTTAGATACTTAGGTAGTTGGTTAAACAGTCAATTTGTAAATAATGAAGGATCACCATCGGGTGTTAATGGTGCTGGTGGTACAAATACAGCACAAGATGAGGGAAGTAATAATCTAGTTCAGATCAGTTTTCCTCCTGATGCTACTTTTGCTCCAAGTCATTCTCACCGTGTAGAGTTTCCTGGAGGTATTACCAATATTAGATCAAAAAATTTGTTGAAATATAATTTTGAACCAGAAGCTGGTCAAACTAATGTACAAATTGATGCTTTGGGTCTTGAAACTACAGTAACTATCACCACTTCTAACATATATAAATTGGATGAAGTTACCCCTCCATTTATCTTAGTAGAATATCTTATCAAGATCTAATATGGCTACTTTTGGTGGTATTGTAGAAAAAACTTCTAATAATGGAAACAGTGGGAATTGGCCAATTCCCACTGGAACTACTTCTATTAGGGGTGTTGCTATTGGTGGTGGTGGATCTGGTCACCAAGACGATACTGGAGATGATAAAGGAGGCGGCGGCGGAGGCGGCGGCAAAGCTGGTGGGTTTAAAAATGTTGGGCAGAGTACTGTCATAACATGGCAACAAGCAAATAGGGCAAAGACAAAAGCGGGTGGAAGTGAAACGCCTGGTTCTGGATCTACTGATGGAGGAGAGTCTTATGTATATGGAAACTCAGGAAGAAGTTGGGCATATGCTTCAGGTGGAGAGGGGGGAACTGATGATAATGGTGGAGCTGGTGGTGGATCTGGTAACGGAAATGAATTTAATGTGGACGGAAATCGAGGACAAGATGATGATGATGGTGGATATGGTGGTGGATGTGCTGGGTGTCCGAATGGTCAAGACCGTGGAGGGGGAACTGGTTGTACTGTAAATTGGAATAATAATGCTGGAACAGTAAATACTGGTTGTGGACCAACACCCAGTGGAAAAACAAATAAAACTGGACAAGCTTTTGGTGGAGCAGGAGCTGGATCGTGGGAAGACTCGAATCCAGAAACAGAATATCCTGCTGGCAGGGGAGGAAAGGGATATGCTGGATGGGCTTATTTTTTTGCTGATCCTTCTATCGATTCGTCGAGTGTTAATCATCAATACAATACTAATTTAGCATTGGGTGAAGAACCTAGTGACGAAGTAACAATTAGTTGGACTGCTAGTAATGTACAAAGGGTAGAAATAAAAAAGAATGGTATTGTATATGCTACTGAAACTCAAAATCCCACAAATTCAAGTGCTACTATTAGTACAGGACTGAATTCAAATGCTGTGAATAATTCTCCAGCAACAAAAACGTATAATATTGTCGCTTATGGTTATGGAGGAAACACTGTAAAAAAAGAAGTAACAGTGAAAGTAAAAAATGACGATAATCCAAGTAAAAGTGATTTGACCACCGACGTTGAGAATTTAGATCCAGCAACACAGGTAACTATAAATATTGGATCTTTGGATGAAGTTGATATGCCAGTTTGGATTACTACTGATGATGAGGGAGTAGCAATTAATAATCAACTTGGACAAAAAAAAGTAGGTCCAGGCAATGATATTAAGCTAAAATTTAATACTCTTCCATATGAAGTTGATATTACTGGCAGAACTGACGAAGAGACTGGTAAGAGAGCATTTAAAACCATTACTTTACAAATGGGCCCACATAAAACTCACGAAATAACTTTCAAAACAAAGAGACCAATTATTAAAGAAACATTTGATTCTTTTGGAGAAAAGAACGCTTTGCCGTACCCAAAAATCAATATTGGTGATGATGACCCGAAGCAATATTTGAGTGCTTCAAGTGTTGATGTCAATGATATTGAATTTACCAAACCAGACATTATTGCACGACTCGAAGACGGTGAAATTAGCACAGAAGTTAAAGTTAGTGATGAAAACCTACAAATTAAAAGGAATAGTAATTCCTGGAAGACACCTAGGGGGATATAAGAAATGTCTGGCACTTTTGGATCCATAAAAGGTATCGATTCTTATTACAGAGCACAATGGCCTAGTGGTTGGATTAATTGGCACAATCATCTTCATAGCAACTCGACTAATCAAGAAGGTGGTAACTTAAACAGTCCAACATGGATTCGCTACGAAACAAATAAATGGTACATGTTTAGTAGCACAAATGCTCAAGGAACTAATGGCGAGCAAATGAACTCATTGTATCGTCATTTCAACCCTACATCGGAAAATCATATTATCACTGGTAGTTCTTCTCCGCCAGGTGGTTATGTTGCTAATGGATTACTAGGAATTGTTTATAAGAACAATGGAGTTAATAGAGTACCTATATACAGATTTCGTAAAGAATATTTTACTACTACATCATATGGAGCCGCTCAAAAAAACAATACTGTAACAACCTCGGGGGTTGTCAAAAGAATTAAATTGAGAGCAACTAACAGTACTAATCTTCAGGGTGGTACAATATGGTGTCCATACAACGTTTCTGGAGTGTATTGTGCCGTAATAAACGGTGCTGATACTAATACATCTTCTAATTCATCAGGTTGTATTGACCCCACCACTGGTTCTGGATATAGAAACTTTTCGTGGTCAAATATAAGTGGTGGAAGTGGATCTGGATTACTTACTCATATGAGGATATTACCAGAACTTGGTAGCAGTGGTAACCCTAATAACTTGAGAGTCCAATATCCAGGAACTTGGTATAATTCTGGCGGTGGAGATTTTGGTGAAGGTGGTGTATATTTCTCTGGTGGTTCTGGATACGCAGTTGGAGATGTTTTAAGACCAATTACTACTTGTGGTAGCTTTGATACTAACGCAAGCAACTTGTTTGAAGTTACTGAGGTTGGGAGTTACAATACCACAACAACGGAGCAAATTAATCGAATAGACCATCGAACTTCTACGGATAGAATAGATACGTTGAATGATGGGTGGATATATGAGGGAATTCAGGGATATGCTCCTCTAAGAAGAGGGGGTTGTACAGATTCGTCTGCTAACAATTATGATGCTTATGCCACAGAAGATAATGGGACATGTAGTTATACTGTTTATGGATGTACAGATTCTAACGCCGATAATTATGACTCAAATGCTGACGAAGATGATGGATCGTGTACATATACACCAGAATTTGAGTGGGGATTTCGTATAGCAAGCACTGCTCCAAGTGGAGGATTTTCTAATAATGTTATTGCTGATGAAGGAATGACATTTCAAATAAGACTTAAGTGGAGTAAAGCTAATGATATTAAAAACACTGGTTTTAGAGTAGGGTATGATTTTGATGAAAATGATCTTATTTCTACAGCATCTCTTAGTGATTTTAATGGTGGCACTAGTAATGAATATGCTATAACTACTAACAGTGGTTCAAAGCTTTACAATGTAACAGCATCTGAAGATATTTCTGTTGGTGAAGGCAATGAAGTAATGAGGGTGGACTTCTTTACTAAAACTTCAGCTAATTCTGCTAAATGGTTTCGAGCAGGAAGAACAATTACAATTAATGATAGTTCTTTTCAAATTCTTGGGTGTACAGATTCTACTGCCTTTAACTATAATTCTAGTGCTAATACTGATGATGGTAGTTGTGTGCCTTTTATCTATGGATGTACAGATCCAGAAGGTTATAATTATAACAGTGATGCCAATACCGATGATGGTAGCTGTTTCTACGCTCCCGTACTCCAATCTGCTGAATTAGATCCAACAAATATTATATTACAGGGTGGATCGACATCTGATGCTAGTGTAAGTTCCACCCTGAAAGTGAGATGGTTGGGTAATAGGAATAATTATACCACTGGAGATAATGGAACAAGCGATTTTATCAAAATTTATAGACAAACTACCCAAGGATATGGTTTTGAAGGGCATACTTTCGTAAGAGATTCATCTAGTTCAGAAATTACTTATATTGGTCCTGGTCCTGCTCCAGGTTATCAAGGTTTGTATGAATTTAGTGGGACTGTTACGTTAGAAAGAGACTATCGATCGGATACCGATGTCGTAACAAAAGTTCCACATGAATTTTCAATAACCACACATTTTTACAATGATGATACAAGTTCTTTTGAAGAGGGCGATAGAGATTTTGTTTTTCCTGGAACTGGTACATATTTTTGGCACAAACCAGATGGAGTGACCTATACAGACCCTCAAATTGGTTATGATTATCAACAGATAGCTAGTTTTAAAGATAGGGAGACAAGGACACTAGTTTTCAAATATGTTGGATTTAATACTTTTAACACTATAAATGTGTATTGGGATATTGTAGGAGTTGGTGGACTTGTTACGGCAGCACAAGCTTTTGAAACAACATCGGGAGTGGTTTCAACTAGTCTTGATATCGAGTCATATAATTATCTAGTTGGAACACTCAGTATTCCGTTAACTGCTTTAGCACCAGCAACTACTTCACCAACTACTTATCAACTTACACTTAGATTAAATAATTCTAATGGTGTTATTGCGTGGCAACAAACTTTTCAGTTAACTGAACCATCACCTGTAATGCTCACACCAAGTTTTACTAATTCAAATGGTGATGTCATAACTACTGTTCCTTTAAAAAATCAATATGTTGCTGATCATCCTTTCTATCATGTTATTGCTAATTGGTCGTATGATACTATTAGTGGTGGATTGCCATCAAGTCAGCAGTATCAAATTGTAAAAGTATCTGGTTGGAGTGGTACAAGTGGCACTATTCCTGTTGATGATCGTGTATTTACATTCGACGATAATGCTTCTGGATCTGGTTTATTAAGAGAAACTTACACATCTCCAGCTCTAACACTTCCTGGCGATACCATTAGATTTATAGTTAGAGGTATTAATGATGGTGGATCATCAGGAACATTTGGAGATTTAGTGGCATATGATCCAGTAGTCATTAATAGTTATGGATATAGTCAAACAACAATTAATAATGCTGTGGCGTACACAAGTACTGGAACACCTACGCTAAGAGCAGCTGTCGGGCAAGTTATTACTCTCGAATTTAATGTTCAATATCTATCTCAGTATGTGATCCAAAGAAAATTTGAAAATGATGTAGTAGATTTAACTACGGTTGGCGATCGTACTGCTAATGATTTTAGTAGTCCATCTTCGTTTTCTGGCACTCTTGATATCACTCAAGAATCTTTGCCAATTGGTGCTAGTGAACTTATTTTAAACATCTATGGTCATGCTAATGATGTTAGAACCGAAAAAGTTATTGTTGAATCTTATATACCTGTAACGTTAACAACAACTGTTACTGATAGTAATATTTCTGTTGGTGATTCTACTACTATAAATCTTCAATTTGGTGGTAGCACTGATGGTGATATTATAATGATGCCAGGAAACATTAGTATTCCAATACCAGAAACTGGCAATACTATACCTGTAGTAGTTACACCAGATATTACAACGAATTACAAATTTACGTTGAATGGACTTGGTGGTGATACAACTGTTGCTTATAGAACTATTAATACATCATTACCACCACAAATTGATTATTTTGCTCCAACACAAAATCCTATTCAAAAAGGAGATTCTTATGGAATATACTGGGGAGTTTCTGGAAACTATCAATCGATTGAGATTAATGGTGTATCAATGACAGGAAACTCTGGTACTTATACACAGGCTGCTCCTAATGTAGATGATGATATAACACATGTAATAACAGTTGTTGGAATTCTTGGACAAACAATACAAGAATCTTTTACTGTAACTATTAAAGACATTTTTTATGGTAGTGATACCGAAGGTGCTGAAAACATTTTGTTTAATGAAATTGTTAGAGGTGGAGACTTAGATCCAGCAACCACTCCCCAGACAATAGTTATTCCATTTAATAATCTTAATACAGTAATTAGTGTTTGTAGTGCTGCTGGTGGCGATGGAGCTCCATCTGGAAGTTCTCCCACAACAACTGGAGGTGCGGGAGGAAAGGGTTTTGGAGCAACATTTGATTGGCCAGATTTTAATTCATCTTCATTACAAGTAAACCCTGGACAAAAGGGTCAGACGAGAACTACATCTTGTACATCTTGTTCTAGTAATGGTGGTCTTGGATTATATGGTGGAGCTCCGTCTGGAACTGTAGCATCAGGTGGTAGCGGTGGTGGTGGCGGAGCAGCCACTGGTGTTTATGAAGGCGATAATCAAACTGTTATTATTGAAGCTGGTGGCGGCGGTGGAGGCGGTGGAGCTTCTTTGGGTGGATACAGTGGATTAAGTGGTCAACGATCTATCGGATGGAATGCAACAACAGGAAATATAGGGCATTCTGTTGGTGCTATTGGTGGTAATGCCAATCCAAGTGGAGGCGGATCTGGTGGAGGTGACGGCGGAGGGGGAACTTCGTCAACTAGCACACCATCATTAACTCCATCTTCTGGTGGTTATGATAATAACACAGCTGCTGAAGGCGGTGAGGGTGGACTGAGCATATATCGTAATGATCTTGTCACACTTCGAGCTAATATTCCTGGATTCCCTACAACCAATTTATCTCCTTTATCTACTTATGGTGATGGTTGGGTATGGGTACAATATGTTACTGGTGTTCCAAAAATTGTTTCATTTACTGTAACACCAGTAGATAATGTTGGGTCAAATATCTTTGATATAAGTTGGGAAACTGAAGGGATGCTTAATGTTGTAGTTAGACAAGACGAAGCAAATATTACTGTTGATGATCAAAATCTTTCAGGAGAATACATCGGATGGTCATCTAATTTAGTTTCTATCGCTGGTGTTGTATCTCCAGCAACAGATTCCTTCACGATCACTGCTAATGGATATGATTCTAACGTATATACCCAAACAATTAATGTAACCGTAGTTAATGATTCTACTCCAGATACAGATAACTGGCAAACGACAAATGAGACAAACCCAAGTATACAAATTGAACAGAACTTAGGAAATCTTATTTCGGAATTGCCTGTTACCTTATACAATCAACCACTGTCTGGTGTAACACTCGGACCATCAAATAATGGTCCGTGGAGTAATGAATATACCTTCCAACCAGGACAAGTTGTTTGGATTAGATATTTCTCTCTGCCGTTTAATACTGATGTTACTGATCAAACAACAGGAGAACTTCTAACTGGTTTGTATGGAAATACAAATGATAAACCAATTGAAATATATGCTGGAGGTAGATGGTTCCCAGAATTAGAAGGAACATCTATTGTTGTTAGTGGCGCTGGTCCATATGGTGAAGCAGGTAAAGGAGAATTGGGTGGATTTGTCGCTCCAGGTGAAACGAGGGGTATATTATTGATGGGTTCTTATGGTGATACAGAACACACTCCTGTTAGAACTGCTACATGGTCTAAAAATACAACCAATGTTAATGAAATCCGTATTAATCATATTTCTGGTAATGGTAGTAATGGTGGAGAAAGTCCTAATGACGAAAACGAAGTTTTAGAATTAGTTATTGATCCCAACGATGGTACAACACCTAGAGTTGTTGAGATTGTGCCCAAAAGATCTAGTGTAACAAAACCAGCTACAAGTAGATACTTTATTTCTGGTAATGTTCCCCAATATTATCCATGTGCTGGTCGTCCAGGTGCTACACTTACTGCTATTTCATATAATAGTGACAGGTCAGTCGTATTTTGTTGGTACAGCGAAACTTACCAAGTTAATGATTATGATCAACAATATGGAAACTGGAAGCAGACGGGAGTTCCTTTGCTATCCAATGAAAAAGTCTCGAATTGTACTTTTACATTAAGATCTTATGGAAGTAATCCAGAATTTAGTAATGCTATTCCGTCAAGTATAGCAGCGAATAATAAGAATGCTGGAGATCTTTTTGCCATTAATCAAATTATATATGTGGAATCAAATGGAAATACATCTAGCGATCAACCAGGAACATTCCGAGTTGATTTTTTAGCTAAAACAAGACCACCTGTTATACATGAAGACTTTGATTATGTAGGAACAGTTAATGTTGACGCATTTCCTGATATTGATTTTAATGATCAAAATTCCGTAGAATATATGTTAAGTAATTCTATTCAAGTTGATGATATTGAACTTTTTAGAAGTGATCAAGCATTAGAAATCAGATCAGATGATCCAAATGTTCAAGTAAAAATAAATAGTTTACCTTGGCAAAATGTTAGAGAAATTGAAGAATAATGTCTACTGAAGCAAAAAATTACAATTCAAGCAATTCAAACGGTGGTTCTGCTACTGTAAATATAGGTACTCGGGCTAGGGATATCACATTTTATGTGAGGGGTGGTAGAGGTGGTATAGGTGGTGCTGACGCAAGCGATGGTGGCGGCAATCCTGGATCTGGTCAATATTCATATTTCACTGTAAAATCGGCATATTGGTATACAAATTTCTCTAACTGTACTGTCTACATGGGTGGTAGAGGTGGTAATGGTACTAATAATCAAGGTGGCGCTCCTGGTGGCGGTGGTGGTCCTGCTGGAATTAGTAGTGGAGGTCCAGGTGGCAATGCTCGCCCAGCACCCTATTCTGGTGGTGGCGGAGGTGGAGGTGGCGCTTCTGGCGTAACCTCTCCTGGAGGAACTCTTATTGTTGTTGGTGGATCTGGTGGTGGTGGTGGCGCATCGCTTAATCGCCCTGGTGGAGGTGGAGGCGCTGCTGGTGGTCCATCAGGTGTTGGTGGTTACGTCACCAGCAATTCTAATGGTGGTCAAGGTGGCAGTGCAGGAGGTGGTGACGGTGGCGGCGGAGGTGGCGGCGGTGCTGGTGCTAGCGGCGGACCTGGCGGTGGCGTTGGCGAAGACCGAGGGGCAACCGCTGGCGGTGGTACTGGCGGAGGATCTCAATATAATTCTACAATTTTAGACAAAGGGGCGAGTGGTTCCACTAATGAAAATTATGGACAGGTTGTTGTTTCGTGGACCGTAGTTACTCCTGAATTAAGACAATTTTACGCTACACCAAATCCTGCTGTTGGCACTAATACAACAACATTAAGTTGGGACGTTGCTGATAGTACATTTACGACGTTGACTCTTCCCACTGGTCAAACCGTTGATGTTACTGGATCCACATCATATACTTACAATAGTCTGCCAAGTTCAAATGTTGAATCTGGTAATAGTCCAGCATCTGCTTCGTTTACATTGAGAACTGGTATATCATCTTATGTTTTAGCATCTACTCTAAATGTTGATTCGAGAACCGATGGTGCTATTTCTGGTACTGGTACTTGGAATACATCTTGGAGTGGATTAGAACCAAATACAGCATATGATAGAGAAGTTGGAGAAATTAGCGGTATTGATATCAATATTACAGTGACATCACCAAATAATGTTTTCTTTAGTAAAAACGGTTTAGCATGGTCTGCTTCACTGACCGTATCAAATGGCGATACTTTATATGTTAGGTTTACATCACCGCCATTTAATACTTCATTAGATGATATATCTCCCTCAGCTACTTTTGGAAATACTAATTCAGAAACGTTTCAAGTTAACATTGGTAGCAATTATACTGCCAATTGGACTATGACTACGAGAGCGCCAAGAATTAAGCAAAGCTTTGATTTCATTGGAGGCACAAGTAATTTGTATCCAAATCCTGATATTGATTTTGATCCTGGTGATCCATCTACTCATCTGCTGTCAAATAGTATCACATTTGATGATATTGAAATTGATGTTCCGATTAAATCTAATAATGAAAATATTCAAGTAAAAATAAATAGTCAAGATTGGCAAGATGTACAGGAGATCACATGAGCTTTGAAAGAAGACAGACTTTAAATACTATTAAATTAATACCACATGCTAAACAAGTCGCTATAGATATTGCGCAAGAAATATTAGTTGATGGTGAAGTAACCCAAACATATTCGATTCAACGTTTTTATGTAAAGGGAGAATCTATTACAGACGAAGAACCATTAGTACAAACTATTGTCAATCATTTTTGGAGTCAGTTTGATGAGTAAGAGAAAATTTCCTGCTTTATATAATTTACAACCAAACGATTATTATAAGTCTAATCGTTTTACGGTTGATGGCGACATGAAAGAGATTACATCCGATAAACCTATTCAAGTTAGGATTAACAATGGTCCATGGATTAATGTTAGACCTAGTGACCTAAATAAAATGAAGGATAATAAGTGAAGATAGTCCATGCCTTTTAGTACCGATCCAGTATACGTAGGAAATGGCGATACCATCCAAATCAGATATCCAACTCCATCGACATGGAATACGTCCGTTACTGTTGATATTCAAATTGGTACTGGTTTTGACGAGGAAGGTGGAGATGGGGATGGTGTAACATTTTCCACTAAAATTCCTAATGTAAATGTTACTCAGTTTAGTTTTAATGACCAGCAAGGTTATGCTGAGCAAGCTACTATTAGTAATGGAAATGTATCCGTTGGCAGTACACTAACAACATTTCTTCCAAGCACTAGATATTATTCCAATGTTGTTGAACTTGATGGATTTGAAATTCCTTTAGATGCTGCTGTTTCGGCAACATCTAACGGACCACTTGGAAATAATGCCAATACTACGGCAAGATTTAGAATTCTTAGAGATGGATCTTTTGGAAATTGGAAAACTTCTATTAGTGCCGATTTGGATGATCTTTCTACAGGCGTACAACCTGGAGATAAGATTCAGTTGAGAGTTGATGTACCAGCATCTTATGTCACAACCCAAGCTGTTACTTTCACAGTTAGTGATACAAATATTCCTGGTAAAACTTGGCCAGATGATACGGAAGTTACTGATACTTGGCATTTTACTAGTAGGGCACAAGATCAACAACCATCAGCATTTTCTTTTCAGGATAGAGTAGATGAAGTTCCATATAATGTAGCTACAGAAAATAGAAGCACTGGAATACAATATTATTACAAATATGTAGATATTGAAACAAGACCAATTGCTAGTTCTGATACAACTGGTATTGACTATGATGCTGTTCTCAGGTGTAGAACTACTAATAATTTACAAGTATATCTAGATCAAGGTTCAACGGTTGAGCAGGCGGATCTGCCTAGTAGTGGGTGGACAACTAATACTGGCAATACAGTTGTTGCTGGCGATAGATTGTGGTTTAGGTTACCAGTTGGAACTGGATTTACAAATAAGAGAACTGGTAGTGTAACACTTGATTCGGTTGGTGGTGCTACTTATAGTAGAGGAGGAAATAATTACGAAAATGTTAGTGCTGGCACTTTTGGTACGGGCGATTATGCTGTCACACAATCATTAGGAACTTTTACTAATGATTGGCAGATTTGGACAGAGGTTGATAGATATCCAAATGCTATTGACACAGCTACTAACGCCTCTCAAGTTTACACTTATGGTGTGAAATTTGATATCTCTAGTGCTGGTACGGGATATGTTCTAAATCAAGAATATACAACAACTACTTTAACTGGATCTGGATCTGGGTTAAAGTTGAAACTGGTTGCTGGTGGGCAGGTTAATGATGCTCCATCTTTTATTCAAGGTTCTACTATTAAAGATAATATTCAAGTTACTGATCCTGGATATGGATACAGTGTAGGTGACCAAATTAGAGTAAATGGTGGTAGTGTTAATGTTACTTTGACATTTGCTGAATATCAAAAAGTATATGTAACATCCGATGGTTCTTTTAGTGCTACTACAGAACCTGGATTTATGTACTTCACTGATTTTAATGTCAATGGTCTTGGTACAGAATATCCTTCTGGTACATATAGTGACTTAACTAATGGTGCTAATGGATTAATTACTACTGTCGCTCAAGCCCAAGCATATGCTAATGCCTTAAATGGAGACACTGTTAGATTAGAAGCCCAATGTGTCGGGGGGAATGGATTAATCAGAAAAAATAACACTGGTGATTGGGTTAATGTTGTTTCAGTTGAAAATGGAGATGTCATTAATTTTAAGATGCCATCTGATAATAATTATAATGGTGTTAATACAGCAACAGTTGAGCTATTAGGTCCACCACAACCGCCACCAGACCAAAATTTACCTACTGGTGGACCCTCACCATCCTATGACAATAAAGATGTAACAATTACTCTTACCACTAGAGGTGTTAGACAACTTCCATTCCCTTTTCATGCTACTCCTGTATTTTTGTCCAATCCTCTTCAACAACATACGGCCGAAGTAAAAATTACTGGTATTGATATTGGACAGCAAGTTACTGTAAGAAGAATTGGAACTACCGTAGGTGGAGTTTCAACATCACCTAGCGGACCATTTTTGGCATCAACAACATTTGCTTTAAATCAAATTTATGATGAATCAATTTTATATGTAAGAACTGAAGCATCTGAAGTTAGTGGAGGTGTAACAGAATTTCAGTATCAGTTCGTAGCTGATGATGGATCTGTAATGAATGATGTTTTTAGAGTATATACTAGAGAGTTTTCAGAAGAGCAAGGAAATGCTCCCAATTATTCTGTTTCTGGTGGTTCAGTTGGATATTCTAACGTGTTTATACCAAGTTATGCTCAAAGTGGATTTTATGTGACATTAGTTGGAGCTGGTGGTGGTAATGGTGGTTGTGATGCCCCCGTATCTGTTGGTGGTGGTGGTCAATCTGGAGAACTTATTAAAGTAAGATTATCATTGACAGATGATGACTGGGTAACTACTTCTGGTTCTGGTGCTGTAAATAGAATTATTCGTGTATATGCTGGTTCCAAAGGAGAAGATGGTGTTGATTTTACAAGTGGTGGTGCTGGAGGAGCTGGTGGCACTGGATTCTTAGAAGGAGGTGATGGCGGTCAAGCGGGTCCTGGCACTGCCGCTGAGCCAGGTGATAGATCTGGTGGAGGTGGCGGTGGCGGTGGTGCCACTGGCGTTACATTAGAAGATGGCACGGTCCTCGCTTGGGCTGGTGGAGGCGGCGGTGGAGCTGGCGCTGGTAATGATACTTTGCCACCCGAAGATGATGAACATGGCAATGGAACTGGATCATTAATTCAGTCTGGAGTACAATCAAATTTCAGTTTCAATGGAGAAAATGGCGCTAATAATACCACTGTTGGTGGTGGAGGTGGTGGCGCTGGTGGTGGTTTTATTGGCGGTGGCGGTGGTCTTAAAACCACTCCAGATCAATTCGGCAACACAGATATGGATGGTCTTGGTGGTCGTGCTGGTGGAGCTTATGTTAACACAGCTTATGGACAATTAATTGGTTCCAACATTTTAGCACAACGTGGTTCTGGTCCAGGTGAACATGGTGCTGCTTATATTGAATATGATCTTCAAGACGTTGATCCTATTCTTATTGGTGACTATAGTCCAGTAGATGCTGATATTAATTCAACTGTCGAATCAGTTGATTTTGTACAAGTTACTGATATTACAGGAACGATCAATGTAACCACTGTTGCTGGTGGTTGGTCAGTTAGGGTTTCTGTTGGAGAGTCTGCTGATGGTGTTAACTTCCAGTGGCAACCATTTGCTAATAGTGCTAGTGTTACCAATAATCAATATGTGAGGTTGGAGGGAACCACTGGTTCTGATTATAATTACCCATATACTGCCACTATTTTATTTAATACTACTGAAAAAACTTGGACAGTTAATACAGGAGCAGTGCCAGATGACACACCAAATGCGTTCTCTTTTGCCCCACTCTTCAATCAAGAAAAGAGTACGTTAGTTTTTAGTGAATTGACAGATCCCATTAGTGGTCTTTCAGTTCCTGCTGCGGTACAATTAGGATCTAATACAGAATTAAATATTAATGGAACTAGTACATGGTATAGCTCTACTGATACTATCCCAGGAATTGTAAATGGCGATGTACTACAATTAAGACTAACCACGTCTGATCAATATAACACTGCTGTTTTTGGTACAATTACAGTTGGTAGTGGCGATGAAGTTACATGGACAGTTACTACGAGGAAAGAGGGATTAAATTTCCCAGAAGGATTTATTTTTCTACCCGCTACTGATATTGACTTAGAAACTCCAGTTACAAGTAATGTAGTCCAGATTGATAAAATTGATGAACCAATTGATTTTATTGTAGAAGCACACCCAACAGATGATGAACCAGAAAATCCAGCTACTGCTGAGTTGCCGAGGATTTATTTGAATAGTGTATTACAACCCGAAGGTGTGACTCAAGTAACAGTCGAGGATGGTGATTTCATTGCTCTATACTATGTCACCAGTGATGTTATTGGTGAACCCCGTGTATTTAAAACTAAGACTGGTCTTTCTGATTCTACTTTGGGATACTATGAAACCAATTGGCAAGTAACAAATGCTGGAACATTTGGTACTACACCTGATGAGTTTACATTTAATAATGTTGTGGTAGATCCTGGAACATTTGGAGTTGCTTCTGAAGTTCCTACAATTTCTGGATTAAGTCCAAATTCTACTGTAGTTAATATATTTACGACTAACGGATTACAAGTTAGGAAAGGAACTAATGGTCAGCAACCATCAGGAAGTTTTGTTGAAGTACCTTTTGGTGGTACAACTGTGCTTTCGGTGAGAAATGGTGACAGAATTGAGGTAAGATTACAAGCGTCTATTATTCCTGGTTTGCCTAGAACTGGAGCAATTAGTGTTGGTGGTTATACTACAACATTTACTGTCTTAGCATCGGCAGAAGTTCAAGATCCTATTTTAGGTCAGTGGTATAGTTCTGTACAATCGATCATTTATCAAGAAATTTCTGGCAATCAAGAACAAATTAGATTTAATCATAAGTTTGATGGTTTACCAATCGGTTCAATGATACCAGTTTTCCAAGATGCTACCGAAGATGATGGGTGGGGAATTTTAAATGGAAATATTAACTCCAGATTCCATGGTTGGTTATATTGTGATGGCGATACCTATAATCCAGAAGAATATCCACAACTATTTTCTGCTATTGGTTACACATATGGTGCCGTAGAGGTTCTTCCTGGTGTACAATATTTCAAAATTCCTGATATGAGGAATAGATATGTGAAGGGAGTTGGTCCTGTAGATGGTACACAGTTGTCATCTCCTTCTTTATCACCTACTTTTGGACCAAATAAAGCACCTGGAAATGTAGGTAATGATACTCCTGGAGCATCAGGTGGTTCGTGGTTCGTTGATACGATTGCTGACCCTGGAACAGCTGAATTAGAACAAATTGAAACACCACCTATAGGATTAGAACCAACAGAATCTCAATTTTTCGGTATTGCTCAAATTCAGACAAATGGATACACTAATGTTTCTGGTATTGTTGAATTCTCAACTGAAGGACAGTGTGGAGTTACTGTTAGATTAGACGACGAACCATTATATGAAGTTCCTTCTCACACTCATAATGTTATTATGGGTCAAGCAGACCCAGGTAACTTCAAAGGTGCTATTTATTGGGGACAAGAAGGTGGTCGTCGTTCTTCTATTAATACTGACGCTTTAATTGGTGAACAACAAAATGGTCCATATGAAGCATCTGCTTCAGCAATTGTAAACATGTGGGGATATCCAACAGGAGATACTGTCGATGTCTCAGATGATAATCTTCCCGATTCTGTTAAATGCCCAGGTGATAGTGTTTGGTGGGATGGAAGTGTAACTGATTGGACGAATTCTTCTGGATGGATAGGAGTCAATAATATTGGTAGCCATGGCCAGCAAACCTTTACTTTTGGACAACTTGCTGGTGGTCCTCTTAATGAAATCCGTCAGTTTATAAATGTAGATGGTGTCATGGGAAATAACGATCAAGGTGATGTAGGCAACAATAATGCTTGGAGGCAACTCGCCGCCATTGATATTCCACGAAAACAAACTTTCTTTAGGCAGTATACTCCTACTACTAGGATGGATCATACACATTATCTTTCTAATGTTCAAATTGAGCAAAATACGAATTTGGGTCCTATATATGCTTTTGGTAATGTTGTTGGTGGTGGTACTAAGAACCAATCTCTTCTAACATTTGAACAGCTTCTTCCTGATGATGTTAATTTAGATACTAATGTTGACCTAACTTACTCTGCTTCTGAGATAGGTATTACTGTGCTTCCAGGAACTTTCACATTACAGGCAACTAAACAGATTATTCCCACACCTTCATTACAAGCGAGAGATAAGGTCGCTGTTATGTCACCTTATACGTGGGTTAAATGGGTAATCAAAGCTTTCTAAATAATATATAAACAGGCGATGTAGAGATGGCATTCAATCCAGACAATTTTCAATTTGAGAGAATTCTACCACCAGAGCTTAATAAACCAATTTTGGAGTGGGACGCTCTACATAGATTCATTGTAGTTAGAGTGTTTGACGGGGATGAGTTTTCTTTTCACTCTACATTATTAAGTAGTCAAGTTAATAAAAATATTCATGATGGGATGCCAGATGAATGGTCTCATGAAAATGATAGAATTGTTAGTTTTTCGATTTACGAAGATGGTGATTATTTACTAGAGAAAGAAAAAATTAAATTTGATTTTTCTACTAAAAAGACGAAAAGAGTAAGATACAAGTATACTGATTTAGAAGAAACACAGGCAATAGAAATCTTCAACGTACTAAAGGCAGCAATTCAAGTCGCCACTATTCAAGAAAAAATTGATAGATCAAAAGCTGTTATAGATCTAGCATCTAGACAATCATTTTTAACACAATTGGATAGTGAAAGACAAGATCAAATCAATACTTTGATGACATCATCTGACTGGACACAGTTAGCTGATGCTACAGAAAGTTTTACTGGTGAAATTGCTCTCTGGACATCATATAGAGCATATTTGAGAAATAATAATCAAACGGTGGATACATTTGATGATCCATTAGATTTCTTGCTATATGAAGAAGATTTTAAATGGCCTATTGATCCTATAGAATATCATCGTACAGATCCAAGTCACGACGTTGAATATCTATCAGTGCCAGAACATTTCACGAACTCTCCTCATTCAGCTGGTGTACGTTCTTCTGAACAATTAAATGGAGCATTGAATGAAGCGGCGATAACTGAGAAGATGATCGCTAGAAATGGTGGCATTCCTATTAGCACTGAGATCTGGAATAAAGTACAACAGTACAATTTAAATAGAGACATCGCTAATGTAGATCTAGATCATTTAAACGTAGGAGGTTGACATGTCATACATTGGATCTAAAAACTTTAAAGATTGGGCGAAAAGTTATACGGAGGCAGTTGATAATGCTCTAGTTCTATTGAGAACTGTAGGACCAGATAATGTAACTGATGATGTAAAAGCAAATAAGATTTACTCGGCATATTATTTGAATATGCAAACAGAGCACCCAGGTATTTTTGATAAACTATTATATAATGAATTCACATTTGTAGAGTTTGATACAGAACAAGAAGCATTGGACTTTGTTATTGATAATTTTCCTAACACTGTAACAGATGATTTGGATTATTTTGTACAGTATGTGGTATTTTGTGGTGGAGCAGTAATCAGAACCAATAATGGTCTCACTGGTCTTGCTGAACCAGCTCCAGAACCACTTGAATAACTGGCACAGACCGCCCACCACGGGCGGTTTTCTGCTATAATTACAGGGTAGTCAGCAAGGCAATCGATGCTCACCCTTCGTCCTCACCAGCAGCGTGCTCTCACTGCTCTTGAGAACAACACTCACGGTCAAGTCATTGTTCCCACTGGTGGTGGCAAGACTATTATCATGATCAAGGATGCTCAGCGTCGTCTGACTGCTGCCACCACGCCACAGACTATTGTAGTGGTCGCCCCACGTATTCTGCTGGCAAACCAACTCTGTGATGAGTTCTGGTCTGCTTTCAATGGTGATGTCAATGCTGAGTTCTTCCATGTTCACAGTGGTGAGACTTCTTTCGGTAGTAGCACTAAGGTTCAGAAGATTCAATGTCACGATGCTGTCTGTAAGACTGCTGGTATTCACCAAGTTATCTTCACCACCTACAATTCGCTCCGTCGTGTTGTAGAAGCAGGCATTGATATTGACTGTATCTATTACGATGAGGCACACAACTCTGTTCGTCGTGACTTCTTTGAATCTGTTCTTGAAGTTGATGCCAAGTCCTACTATTTCTTCACTGCTACTCCTAAGCACACTCGTTCTGCTTATGGTCGTGGCATGAACAACAGCATGGTTTACGGTCCTATTCTTGAGACTGTTCCTGCTCCCGAACTTGTCAACAACGGCAGCATTCTTGCTCCTGAGGTTGTCTCTTACGAGGTTGACTTCGAGCGAGTCAAGGGTAAGTTCTCTTACGAGTCTGACAAGGACACTCTCACCAATCTCATCAATGACATTGATGCTGATGGTAACAAGATCCTGGTTGCTGCTCCTAGCAGTAAGATCATGTTCAACCTGCTGTCTAAGACTAATATCCTTCAATACTTTCATGACAAAGGTTATGATGTGCTTCACATCACCAGCAAGTATGGTGCTTATGTGAACAAGACTAAGGTCAACCGTGAGCAGTTCTTCGACACTTTCAATGCTTGGGGCAAAGATCCTAACCGTAAGTTTGTGATCTTCCACTACAGCATCCTGTCTGAAGGCATCAACGTCCACGGTCTAACACACTGTGTATTCCTTCGTCAACTGGATGTCATCCAAATGGCACAGACTGTCGGTCGTGTCATTCGTCTTAACAAAGACGACGCTGCTGACATTGCTTGTGGTAAGATTATCCCAGGTAAGTTTGACATGTACCGTAAGTCTACTGGCAAGGTCATTGTTCCTGTCTTCAAGAACTACGGCACTCCCACTATCAAACGCCTTCAAAACCTTGTCGATACTATCTTCGTCAAGGGTCTCCCTGCTGTTTCTGTCACTGTCTGATTATGAAATCCACTCGTATCACTGGTCACCAAATTCTTACTTGGGAACAGGTACAGGGTCTCCTGGCAAATGAGGAGACCTTGCTAACTGGAGGTGCTGCTATTCGTGAGAAAGCATACACTGTGGACACTACTTGGGCAGCAGCAGAAGAGTATTATTACGCTCACAGCACTGCTGACCGTGCCCAAATTCGTAAGACTGGACAGCAGAATCAGATCGGTTGGTGGGATCCTGCTACCCAGACTCACACAGACAATCCTACCCATGCCCGTGGCATCTTGGTCTGTCAAATGTACCTGAACCAGGATCGTAAGTGTGCTTACACTGGCACTGGTCCTTACAGCATTCTTGACTACCAAGTGGAGCACATTGAGCCCAATGGTGGTGATCATCCTGACAACATGCTGCTGGTAGTTTACAACGTCAATGAAAACCGTAAGCAGTCCACCATGGATGGGTTCATTGCCCGCTGGCGCAAACGTGCTTCCAAAGGAATGGAAGAATACAACAAATGGTACGATGATACCATGAAAGCATCTGCTAAGGGGCAGAAAGAGAAAGTTAAGATTCTCAGTATGGATGAGGAAGAACTTAAAACCTTTGCTCCCAACTGTGCCAAGAAGTACCACAAATATATGTGGAGAAACATTGGTATGTCATCTCTTCAACCTTTCCGTTTGACTAAGAAAGGTGTGGCACGTGCTGGTGGTAGTCAGGGCAACTACAAAGAGGTTCTGAACACTGTCCTACAAGAGTATTTGTATGGAGACAAGAATCTAGCAGCACAGATCTTCCACACTGTTCGCTCTGGTGCTGACCGCTATGTTCGTGGATTCATTAACAACACGGATTATATTGAGATGATGTGTGTTGCCATTGAGTTGTCAAATCATGTGGCAGCAGAGTATAATAAGGAAAAGTTTACCGCTAAAGTCCTCCGTAACACCTATTCATGGCCCCATCTAAAGTAACAAACCATTCTCTCTACCGATATGCTGGTGGGAAGAATCGTATGAAGAAGGATCTTATCAAGATTATTCGTGATGTCAACCCAGGCATCGAATATCTTGTGTCGCCCTTCTGGGGTGGTGGCAGCACTGAGATGCTGATCGCCAGTGAGGGAGTCAAGGTCCAAGGTTATGATGTCTTCCGCCCCCTGGCAGACTTCTGGGAGATTGTGTGTGGTGATGGTGGTGCTGCCATCCTTGCCGACATGGCGGAGCAGCACTATCCGCTAGTTGATAGTGATCACTACAAAACGTTCCTCCCAGGGTTAGATAGTGAGGATAAATGGGAGCGAGCACTGTCATTTTACATTGCAATCAAGGGTTCGTACTCAGGTAAGATCGGATGTTCTACTGTTCGTAGTAGAGCAGAGTTCAGATTGGTGGGCATTGATAAACTTAGGAATTTTCATGCTCCCAACGTGACGTTTTGCCATGGGTCGTGCTTCGATACGATCCCAGCACACGAAAATGACTTCTTATACCTGGACCCACCATATTATGAGACTGTGAGTCACTACTATGGCAAAGATGGTGCTCTCCACAAGTCATTTGATCATGAAAGGTTCTGTGAGACACTCAAACAGCACAAAGGTGGGTTTGTGATGTCCTATGACAATAGTGATGCTGTCCGTGCTCTTTATGATGGGTGGACTGAGTTCAGGTATCTTACATTTCCATATCAAATGTCTGGTACTAAGCGATATGACAAGACAGAACTAGTTATTGTTAAATATCCTGAAAAGGTAACACCTAGACAAAATATACTAGAGGCATTCATGGTATGAGCATATATTACTCTTTTCTTATCACTATTTTTGGTGTTGTACTAGTGTTAATGTTGACTGATCCTAACATTGGTTATTGGATTGACTTACAGGCACAAAATGCTATAATACAACTGAAGCGACGATACTATATCATCACATTAGGTGTAGTTGTCAAGTTTCAGACTTGGAGATTAAAACGAGAGATTGAAAAGATTAGAAGAGAGTACAATCTACCCGAGGATAACAATGGATGAATATTCAAGACAACGTAAGGAAAGATTACAAGAAGCAATAGATGATTATCTCCTAGATGATGCTGTTCCTAGCAGACGAATCTATGAGGAGATGCTGTCTTGTATTGATGATACACTCTCATACTACGAGAAACAAGCAGATAGAATCAAGGATCTAAAAGATCTGATGATGGGTCACCGCTTGGTTGACGATATGGAGGATCTAGCTGTAAAATGGCAGTATGATAAACTACCAGACCGATACTAATGATACTTGAATTATCATCCAATCAAGTCAAGTTTCTTATGGACTTAATGATGGGTTGTCCTCTTGGATTTACCAAAGATCATGCCATTGATAATAACATCTGTGATAGCTGTCTTTATAACTATTTGGAGCAACGTTATCGGGAGGAACTAGATGAGAGTTGAACGTAATGTGCTTGACATGGGACTATTCAATAAAGTGGTAGATCATGCTAAGCGAAACTTTGCTCAAAACAAACACACATATGAGGATAATCGTGATCTTTGGCAGGCAAACTTAGTACAAAACTTGTCGGGACCATGTTGGGTAACTGAAGTAGAAGAAACTTGGAGTGTTGTCCTTGAACAAAAACTCAGTAAGTATTTTCCTTCTTATAGCAAATTGAATATGATGTGGTATGTGTGGCAGAAGGGTTCTGGTATTAATTGGCACACTGATTTTCCTCACAAATTCACAGCTTCTTTATATCTTACCAGTAGTGTTCGTGAAGATGGGGGAACATTGATATGGCAAGATCATGATGATTATAGTATTCATGGATTCATGGCAAAGCAAAATTGTATGTCCATCAATGTGAAGAATGAGCATCACATGGTCACACCAGTGGGGCAATCTAAAGAGAAAGACCGATATACCATCCAGATCTTTGGACAGTTCTAGCAGTGTCCACTCTAGTGGCACAGGCACCCAGAACCATGTATATTAAAAGGGTCAAAGGAACACACCCATGAGACTGCTCAACTCCGCCACCCAGGTTGATTACTATCCTGTCACTCCATCTGGCACACGTTTCGTCCGTCGTGTTACCTGGCATCCTGGTGCTGAGACTGAGATGGTCACATTCTCCACCATTCTCAAGACTGAGATGCTGTATGATGCTAACCAACGTATTGCTAATGGTGCTGAGGTTATTGACTTCAACATCCACTGCTACGCTGGTAACGATTACTCTCCCATGGCTTGCTGATGAGACAACGTATTCAGTTCATGTTACCATACTTGCAATTCATCATTGCACTGGTAACATTGTATAAACTTGATCAAACCATGCTTGTCTGTAAATGATTACTTCCAAGGCATACATGCTCAACATCATGAAAAAATGTGAGTATGCAGATACTCTCACAAGAGAGGAAAAGTTTCAAGTATTCTGTAGAGTATGTGACAACATGCTCAAAGAAGGTAGAATGACCAAAACAACACACAAACGATTCACGGAGATCTGGTAATGACTAATCCATTTTCTTTGACTTTCGACGATTTGATTGAACAAATGGCAAATGATCCCA